TTTTTAAAAAGTATTATTCTAGATTCATTACAACTAGAACATTCTAAAATTTTTACTTTTGTGTCCTAGAAAGTTTTTAAAAAGTATTATTCTAGATTCATTACAACTAGAACATTCTAAAATAAAGTCTATGTCTAAAATTTTAAATTTTCTAAAGGTTTAATAGTTACTTTTCAAGTTATTTTTTGGACTCGTGATACCCTTCTAGTTCTCAATACCCCTTAGAGTCGCACATAAACTGTCAAAAGATTTCGGAAGTTTTCGTAATAAGCACAAAATAATCATAAAATAATCACAAAACTGTTAAGAAATTGTTAAGAAATTGTTAAGAAATCCTAGAATTAATTAATTAACTTAATATTAGTGGTGATTACGAAAACTTCCGAATGCTCTTGAATGTATTATGTAAACATATAGAAAGTTTTTAAAAAGTGTTATTATTTTTTTCTGAAGGAATAGTAAAGGGAACATGGATGAAAGTTTTATTAATTTTTTTGTTTTTGCGATACTTTTAATGATAATGTATATGTATTTAGAATCAAGATCGCATGAGGTAGTATATGTAACATCAAAATTGGATGGTAGGGATTATTTAGTTAGAAATATGAGTGATAAAGAAGAAGCAGCGGATCTTCTATCAAAAGTAAGAGCTAAACTTATAAAATTAGTTGAACATTTAAAAGGAATCAAAAATGAAGATATTGATGATTATTTAGGTGATAAAGATACTGTAGAAGATGTTAAAGCTGGATTTAATAGATTAGTTAAGAGATTTAGACCAGATAATATTAGTGAAAGTACTCCAAATGATAAATATACATCATATTCAGTTAATAAAGGGCAAAAAATAGTTTTTTGCTTGAGATCTAGACAAGGTGAAGAAAAAATAGTTGATGAAAATATTATTACGTTTGTTGCCTTACATGAAATGGCTCATATAATGACAATATCTGTTGGACATACGGAAGAATTTTGGAATAATTTTAAAATTCTTTTGAGAGTTGGTATTAAATTAAGATTGTATCGTCATCAAAATTTTAATAATAATCCAGTTGATTATTGTGGTACTAAAATAACAGATACTCCACTTAAAATATAATTAATTTAATTTTAAATATTCTAAAAAAAATTTATTTCTCTTAATGTAATTATAACAATATGTTTAATTATTTAAGTAACTTATTTTCATCTCAAAGTGGTGGCAAAAGAACCAAATCGAGACGTAATAAAAAAACCCAAAAAAAACAACGTGGCGGTTCATGCGGTTGTGGTGAACCCAAACTTATGCAAGCTGGTGGTGCTGGATGTGGTGTAAGAAAACCAACAGATAGTCAAGCTGGTGGAAAATCTAAAAGAACTAAAAGAACTAAGAGAGTTAATAGAAAATAAATGGATTGAAGGATAATTAAATTTTTTAAATAAATTTTGAATGATGAATAAAATTAAAATTTTTATTCTCACCTATTAATAAGATTATATATGGTTTTTGTAGAAGATTTTTATAACCAAAAAATTTACAAGGTCAAACATGTGCACAGTTCTGAAGTGGATGATTATGACATGTATATTTTTGTAGGAAATCATCATCCTGCATCAATTTATAAAATTTTAACAAAAATAGAAAACAATGGTTATGATAGTTTAAGTACAGAAGAAGCCAAAGAATTAGGTTCCAGAATATCTAAATTTAAAACAAAATTCGGGGATATAAATAAGAACCGAACACATTTTATTAGAGATTTTATTTATGATGATGACAGCATTAACATTTTAAGAATGAAAATAAGTTATCATTTGAATAAAATAAATCAAACTCCAATTGGTATTCATTCGCAACATTTATGGGTAGAAACTAGAAATATAAGTTTTGTTTATTTTGTTCAATTTATAAATCATTTATTGGGGCGAGATTCAGAAATTAAAGTTGATGATTTAATTCTTAAATTACAAGTATTATTAGATGTATCTTCACAAGAACAATTAGAAACTTTAATAAAGGATAAATTCCAAGATAAATATAGAAATCCTGAAAAATCAGTTAATTTATTTAATAAGGAATTTTACACCGCTGATTCTTTAGTGAATGATGAAGAATTTAAATCATTAATAAGTAATCGACTTGTTGTATTAGGACGTGAATATAAGAAAAATTTGAGAGTAACATCAAATAATTATATTGATTATCCTTTATATGTTGTTGCAAATCCATTTTCTAAAATAGTTGATTATTCTGATCAAGTAGTAATGGATCTCGAAAGTAATCAATATTCTAAAATTATATCAGATTATGACTCCATCAATAATAATATTATTTATTTAGTAACTTATGTGGATTTTATAAACAATTCTGATGTTTTTAATAAGGCTGATATAGCATCATTATATTGGGATGATTTGGCGCAAGATTATTCAGCCGCACAATTAAAAAATGAGGTTGAAGCTATAGAGGAAACTATTAAAAAAATTATTGAGGCAGATACCAAATTGCTAAACTTGGATGAAAAAATACAAAACTCTAAAGGGAAAAAATCGGTCATATGGAAAGGTGATTACCAGTTAAGTCATCTTTTAATAAGTATTAATGATCATAAGTATCCTGGACAGATTAATTTGGCTAAATTGTTTAATATGTTTGAAACTGATCATAATGTTCCTTTTGTTAAATATGTTACTACGGATACAAATAGTCAATATAAGATTTTTAAACCATTTTTGAAACGTCATAGTTTCAAATTGAAGATTATAGCATCATGGAAACATAATCAATCATATCCAGATGTTGAATATCCATATACTAAAAAATGTATAATATTTAAGATTTTATTGGCTACTGAACAAAAAAAATTATTAGAAAATTATGTTACATTGAGTATTTATGAGAACGGATTTATTTTGATTGATTTTAATTTTAAGGATACTATGACGGTTAAATCAGCTAAAGAGAATATTGAGTTAGTGAGTACTTTTATCAATCGTGTTCATAAATTTATTGATAATAATATAATTGCGCAACCTGAAACTAGTTTAATTTTCCAGACTGGATCTAGTTCCAACATCATGAGAACAAAAATAGAAAACATTAATTTGGATAATACTGTTGAGGTGTCTAGTGATATTACTTTGGAGGAATTAAATAATCGTGTTCAAGATTTCTTTCCATATTTTTATGGGTATTTGCGTAATAATGTTCTTAAAATTATTTATAAAAAGGTAAGTAACTTCGATAGTAATTTATCTATAAATAATTTTATTAATAAGTTATTTGATAAAAATAAAAGAGCTTTCGAAGGACAAAAATCAAAATATTTAGATATTTTGGAAAAGATTTTTTCTATTCACAGAATTAAATCCAAAGATGTTCTAGATCATTTTAATCCTCAAGATGTTCCTGAAAATATTAAATATCATTTTTTGCATGGTGTTGACATAACTGTTACTCAAGAAAATAAGAAATTTATAATACAAATAGATAATCTTCATCATATTGAACAGATTAAGTTCATTCATTATCTATTTAATCTTTTATTTTCTCCAGAATATGATAATAATAATAAGAAAAATCAATCTGGTACTCAGATTGAATTAGATATAGAAGAGTCAATCCCAGGTGTATCATTTGATAATGATGATGTTGATTTAGGGTTTGATTTTGATGAATTGGGTATTGATGAATTGGGTTTAGATGTTGATTTAGAATCAGATTTTAGAAAAGAAGAAAAAGCTAAGAAGGAAGCTGAGGAGGCTCCTAGAGAAGAATTAGTAATTGATTCTGAAATAAAAAAGAAAGGTACTGATATGCATCATATTAAATTTACAAATTATATGACTCTAATGCGTGAAAGAGCCGATCCTGGTTTATATAAGGTTGAAGATGTAGGTAATCTAGATGAAAAAGGAAATCAAGGGGATGGTTGGAAGTATAGTCGCAAATGTGATACAACCCAAATGAGACAACCATACATAATTCCTAAAGAAAATTTAGATAAAATCAAAGACCCCAAAGCTCTCACTGGATACATAAAATATCGCGATAATTACTATGTTTGTCCTAGAATTTGGGATTATAAAGCTAGTATGCCTATTTCTGTTGATGAATTTATAGCAAATGATTTAAAGAGTCCATATACTAAGGGTGAGGCTATACCGTATGATAGACGTAATAAGGATTTTCTAGGTGATAAATATACGGTCATAGTAAGAAAACCTACACGTGAGGCGTATTGGCAGAAGGAGACTGTTGAGAAGGATTGGCCTGATGTGTTGAAGGGTACTGGAGCGGATGCTTATCCTGGGTTTATTAAACCTAAAGGACATCCTAAAAATTTGTGTGTACCATGTTGTTTTTTGAAGGAACCGGAGGATTATGATATTAATGCTAAGACTATTCAAGGATTTACGAAACCAGTTGGTCATGAGGCATGTGAGGTGCAGTCTGAGTCTGAAAAACCGGTATCTAGTCATGATACGGAAGAATTTAATGATGGTGTGACATGTCGCAATGAAAATTATATTAAAACTGATACGGCTGTTCTAGATAACTGTCGTTATGGTCAATTACCAGAAGGTTTAAATAATTTATTGAGAAATCATCAAGAAATATTGATATCATCTCATAATAATGCTTTACATAAATATGCCAACTGTTTTTTAAGAAGAGGTGTTTATAGTGATAAAAACAGTTTCTTGAGATGTATTGCTAGTGTCAAAGAAACAATTTCAACTGAAGGAGTTACATATAAAACCCTAATAAATTTAATAGTTGATAACTTAACTCCTGAAATTTTTATAACATTAAATCAAGGTTCTCTAGTTAATTTGTTTAAATTTACGAATAATTTACCTAAAAATAGAAGTCAATTACATCATTTAATGGATTTTATTAAAAAATATCCTGATTTTATGGCTTGGATGGGATTAAAGAATTTGAAGATTAATTCTTCGGATGATATAGTTGAACTTAAAAATGATAGATTAAAGTTGAGAAAATTTAAGAAATTATTTAATGTGTTTGGTGCTTTTTATAATTTTTTGCGATATTGCGAAGATGATAAAGTTATCAAAAGACATGATTTTTTCTTGGATTTAATTAGCCGTAAATTGAGTTGGTTATTTCCTGATGGTGCCAATGTTATTATTTTTGCTAAAGAAACTAATAATATTTTCTGTAACCCATACGTAAATAATTCCGATAAACCTTTAATAATGTTATTATATGATACCAATGGTAAATTTGAACCTATATTTCATGCTCAATCAAAGGGTAATATTATACCAAAGGGATTAATAGATGTTGATCATGAAATTAATATGTCTTCTAAGAATCTGTTGTTTTTAAAGAATCATCTTAAAAATCAATTGGTCAATTCAAATTTATTGAAGGATACTCAAAGACGATTACCCGTTCTTAAGGAAATAATTAAAATTCATATAGATAATTGTTCTGAATTACCTAATAGTCAATACGGAAATTATAAATTGATTCCTACAGCTTATACTGTTTATCAAATATTATTAGATATGGCTGATAAGGGATATCCTTATTTGAAACCTGTTGCTCAAATTACTACAGCGTATTGTTCAGCGACATATTTAATAACTAGTCGTGGTATAGTATTTCCAGTACGTCCTAGTGGTGTTATAACAGAATTAAAAAATTATGACAATATAGAATATTTTGATCTTTTTGGACAAAAACAGGAAACAACTAGTTCTAAATCTAAGTCTAAATCTAAATCTAAGTCAAAATCTAAATCAAGAGGTGATGAAGAAATGACTGTAACTCAGTTGAATATTTTGTTAAAATCATTTCAGATGTTTGATAAAAAGACAAGAGGGAAATATGCTTATATGGTGTCATCTATTATAACGACTGATAAATCTCCCGAAATTGGTATTGGTTTATTATTAAGTAATAGTGGATTAATACCAATCCCACCGACTCATGTTGATAAAATATTGGAAGTTGGAGAAAAGTTGAGTATTAAATTGGATATTGAGATTAAGGAAGTATATTATGAGGCTGATTATAAAATTGCGGATTATTCACAAACGGAGGATCAACGGATAGTTAAGTTGGAGGAGTATAAGAGATTTGAACATTTGTATCAACATTTCAAATATGAATTTACTAAATTTATTAATAACAATATGAATCATTCGTATCGTAATCAGATTCAAAAGATGATTAATGTTGATATTAAAGATTATGGGTTAATAATTAAGAAATTAAAACCTTTGATTTCGAAAATATTGAGAACATCTATGAAAGTTGTTCATGAACCTGTAGAAGAAAAAACGAAGATTAATAAAAAATATACATTGACGCGATGTGAAAAATTAACACAACGTAAATGTTTGACTCATCCATTTTGTGCTGTATCAAATGATAAAACATGTCAATTGAATTTGGAAAGTGTTTTCTGGATTGATTTGTTTTCGAATCGTTTATGTGAAGAGTTAATGAGAAATAGTGAATTTAGTAAGAGTATTATTAATGGTGATTATAGACCCAGTTTCTTTCAAGATGATGGGTTACATGTGTCACCAGATGAAATTTTATTAACTAATGAAACTTTCTATCTTATTAAACAGATTTATAAATCATCTAAATATCATCAAGAAATTGATATATTTGATACAGTTGAAATAGAACATAGTAATGATCGTGTGATTAAAATTCCTTATCAAAAGATTGATGAAAAATCTGGAGATATTGGTAAATTAACACAATCATCATCAATACAGAGTGATGATGCATTACAATTGACGGATTTGAGTGGAGTCAAACACAAATTAAAAAATGTGTATGCAACTATTTTTGATAAAGATGGTAAATATAGATCACAGTATCAATCAGGACCATGTATTTTTCCATATATTTATGGTAATACTAAACAGTTATTTTTTGATTGTAACAAAGATAAAGATGAAGGTCAAAGATGTCCTGTTGAAGTTGATAAAAATCGTCGTGCATTGAAATGGGGTTTCTGTCCTGCTGATCCTAAAGAAACTAGAAAACAACATAATTTAACGGATGTTTATGCTAAAGCTACTAATATCAAAGGTAAAATTGATAAAGGTTTTAAATCTGGCAAATGTATATTTCCATTTCGTTATCATCCCAGTTATGATCTTTCATGGGATTGTGTGTCAACAAAACATGGACATGGTCAAAAATGGTGTGCGACATCGTTAAAAAATGGTAGAGATGTTGTTCATGAATTACCAATTGCGGCTGATAGAGAAGATAGAATTTATCAAAAGAAATGGGATTGGGCATCTTTATATAATAAAAAAGGTGAATTTAATGATGATTTCTTAAGATATCATACTAGAGGATATTGTCCCACAGAGAAAGTAGTTAAAACAAATGATAAATATGATATTACTCTAGATAACTTTAATATTAATAAATGTAATCAAACTGATTCAAAAGGTGGTTATAGTAAAAATTTATTAAAGAAATTTGCGGTTAGAGAGTTAAATATTTCTTTGGATAAATTAGAAGGACAAAAGAAAAATATCATTTGTGCTTTGATTGCCGAAAAAATAACCGAAATGAGAACAAAATCAGGTTTAATCGGTCAAAGTCCTGTCAAAGTTTATACTAAAGATCCTAAATTGTGTGAAAAGGGTGAATCTGGTGGTGGATACTATTTGGGACATCTTAGAAAAATGGCTAGTAAATATTTTGGTATGGATCCCACATATGCTAAAACAGCATCTAAAACGGAATTATGTCAATTTATAATTCCTATAGTTGAGAGTGAGAAAGCTAAAATAGAAAGTAAAAGTCCGGCAACAACAGTTAAATTAAGTTCAGTTTATCAAAAAAATCCTTATTATTGTGAAGAAGGTCCTAGAAAAGGTGGTTATACATTGAAAGAATTGAAAGAAATAGCTACAACTTATTTTGGAGTAGGTGAAAATGTTAATAAAAAAGAAGAGATTTGTCAAATTATACGTGATGCACTGGAAAAGGAAAAAATAATTGATGATGCTAAAAACACTAACAAATATCATTCTACGATGTCAGATGATTCAGATGTGTCATTCAGTAATCTTAAAAGTCTCAAATCATTTGATGGAAAAACGAGTACCAAAAAAACTAAGAAAAAAAATAACATTCATGATTTATTAAAGAAGAAATCTAAAAAATAAGCTCTTGGAATAAACTTTTAAAATATTTTGTTAATTTTTAAATTTGTAAAGATGTAAATAAAAATCGTCAACGGTATAAAATTTAAATCTTTAGAATTATATAAAGTATAGATGAATCTAGAACCATATCAAAAATGGGAAGAAGATATAAAATCTTATATTTCAGCCACCAAATTATTTAATTATTTTTTGGACGATCCATTATTAGATTATTTGGATAAGTTTGGATCGTATTTAGGTTTAGAACCTTCTGAAATACCTGAAGAAATTAGATATATTCTAGATAAAGGGGTTCTATTTGAGAAAAAAGTAATAGATTTAATTGCTAAAGTCATTCCAGTCATGACGATATCTCAAAAAGAGAGTTGGACTGATGGTTGTCTTAGAACTCTCCAAGCTATGAAAGAAGGTCATCCTATTATTTATCAAGGTTATCTAGTTAATCATAATAATAAAACAAAAGGGATTCCAGATTTATTGGTTAGATCTGATTATCTTAATAAATTTAAGCCTGGACTCATATCTGATCAAGATCTAATGATTGGTTCATATTTTGGACCATGGCATTATCGTGTAATTGATATCAAAATGTCAAATATTAACTTGACCGTTGATGGTAAATATATTATTAATAGTAAATTGTACAAAACATATAAGGCTCAAGTTCTTGTTTATAATTTGGCTCTAGGATATTTACAAGGATATCAGCCATTACAAGCGTATTTATTGGGAAGAGGATCGCATAATTATGATAATTCTCTTGTGAACCGTGATTGTTTTTCGTCGATAGCTGTTGTTGATTATGAAGATTATGATCAAGATTTTTTAGTTAAATTAAATAAAGCATTGGAATGGCATGAAACATTAAATCAAATGAATTTGCCATCTAAAAACGCAACAGGTCAATATGATTGGGGATCTGTGTTGAATAAACAATTAAATAATAATTCTGAATTAAGTTTGAGACCGAATATGAAAAATAATTATGATTATCGCTGGAACAATTTCAAAAATAAGATTGCTGCCGAAACACAAGATTTAACTCTTTTATGGAATTGTGGACCCGCTAAAAGACAAGAAGCTCTTCGTTTAGGTTATAATGATTGGTCATCATATCTTAAATATTGTATAGAAACTCCAGGACTACAAAATACGACATTGTCTAATATTATTTATACTAATCTAGATGTAAATAAAGAACTTATTCGTCCTTATAAATTGGATAAGGAATATCTAAGTTTTCTTCCTAAATTAAACACACCATTTGTAGTATTAGATTTTGAAATTTCGTCAAATTTAAATGATGATTTTGAACAATTACCGTACATGGGTGGTGTTGAGATTACTTTTTTGATAGGAGCTTCTATCGTGATACCTTTACCAAATGGACCTCAATATAGGTATTTTCCTTTTTTAATTGATCAAATGACTCATCAGTGTGAATATAATCTTTTAAAGAAATTTATGAATTGGGTTGTAGATGTTCAATCTTCAATAGGACCTATTACATTTTATCATTGGTCAAAAGCTGAACCAATATTTTTTGAGAAAATGGTTGAAAGACAATGGGATAATTTGACAGAAGAAGATAAAAATTTATTAGCTACACTTCAATTTTCAGATCTTCTAACTATTTTTAGATATCAACCAATTACTATTAAAGGTGCACTCAACTTTGGTTTAAAAGAAATTGGGAAAGCAATGTATACACATGGTATGATTAAATCTACATGGGTAAATAATGATATTAATGGTCTTGCAGCGATGTTACGTATTTTTAAATATAACTCAGAAGCAATTAGACTAAATACAACATTGAATTATTTTAAAGAAGTTAATGATATTGTTGAATATAATATGATGGATTGCCAGGTGTTAGCTGAAATTATATTTTTTTTACAGAATAAGTATTTTGTAAATTAAATTAGAATTTTAATGTTAATTTAACATAAGTTCAAAATGGTCTTAAAAATTATAATTTTATCTTATATATACTTTTTAAATGACAAAAAAAGACACGTCATCTAAAAAACCTTCCAACAAGGATAAAGTTTCTCCAACAGAGATCCCTACTACACATACTATAATTTCTTCAAATGATACTCAAAATAAACCACTAAATGTTCAAAATGTTACTACTAAATCAAATGATAAAGAGAAGAATAAAGATAAATCTAATAGTTCTTCTGATAAAGATAAGGATAAGGATAAATCTAGTAGTTCTTCCGATAAAGATAAGGATAAGTCTGGTAGTTCTTCATCTAGTTTGAGTCGCAAACAGAAAAAATTAATAACTAGATTAAATTCGTCTTATTGCAAAACTGGTAAAATGGAAAGAATTTTACCAATATTAACTGGAAAATCAAAAATATCGTTGAGACTTATTGATTGGTTTGTAACTAATTATGCAAAGGTGAATAATACTTATTATAGTTTATCGGTTTTGAAGGCTAAAAGGGAATCTAAAGATAAAGAATTAAAAAAAACTAATGAAGTTTCTGTAATAAATTCACCTACAATATCTAATAATAATGTTAAAACTACTCAGAAAAAAGGTAAAGATAATAAATTAAGTTATTTTAATGATTTATTTTTTGTGTATCCAAGTTACCGACAAGAATTAAAAACAAATTCAAAAAAACGTTTTGATGTATTTTGTAGAAATGGTTCTATAAATTATTATTATGATGATAAGAAATTTATTGAAACTAATGATGGTCAATTGAACTTTTTTGATTGGGCAGACAATATGTATGTTATAGATTATATTGAGGAAAATTATGATGATATTGAAAAAGATATGGAAGCTAGAAATGTTAAGAAACCATCTGGTAAAAAAGAAAGTCAAAAAGGAAAAAAGAAAGCTAATACAATTGCTGTTTCACCTTTAACCAAAGAAACTGAAAGTCAAAAGGTCAGTAAGCGACGAGAAATATCTGAATCAGCTCTCAAAACTATTCATCATATTAAACATAGATCTGTTGTATCTTTTGATTAATTTTAATTTTTATTTTTTTAGTTAGTACTAGAACATTCTAAAAATTTTTACTTTTATGTTCTCAAAAGTTTTTGAAATATATTATTCCAGTTACTATTACAACTAGAACAATCTAAAATTTTTACTTTGTTTATCTAGAAAGTTTTTAAAAAATATTATTCTAGATTCTATTACACCTAGAACAATCTAAAATTTTTACTTTGTTTATCTAGAAAGTTTTTAAAAAATATTATTCTGGATTCAATTACACCTAGAACAATCTAAAATTTTTACTTTTGTGTTCTAGAAAGTTTTTAAAAAATATTATTCTAGATTCAATTACACCTAGAACAATCTAAAATTTTTACTTTTATGTTCTCAAAAGTTTTTGAAATATATTATTCCAGTTACTATTACAACTGGAACAATCTAAAATTTTTACTTTGTTCATCTAGAAAGTTTTTAAAAAATATTATTCCAGTTACTATTACAACTAGAACAATCAAAAATTTTTACTTTTGTGTTCTAGAAAGTTTTTAAAAAATATTATTCTAGATTCAATTACACCTAGAACAATCTAAAATTTTTACTTTTATGTTCTAGAAAATTTTTAAAAAATATTATTCTAGATTCTATTACACCTAGAACAATCTAAAATTTTTACTTTTATGTTCTCAAAAGTTTTTAAAAAATATTATTCTAGATTCAATTACACCTAGAACAATCTAAAATTTTTACTTTGTTCATCTAGAAAGTTTTTAAAATATATTATTCTAGATTCAATTACACCTAGAACAATCTAAAATTTTTACTTTGTTCATCTAGAAAGTTTTTAAAATATATTATTCTAGATTCAATTACAACTAGAACAATCTAAAATTTTTACTTTTATGTTCTAGAAAGTTTTTAAAATATATTATTCTAGATTCAATTACACCTAGAACAATCTAAAATTTTTACTTTGTTCATCTAGAAAGTTTTTAAAATATATTATTCTAGATTCAATTACAACTAGAACAATCTAAAATTTTTACTTTTATGTTCTAGAAAATTTTTAAAAAATATTATTCTAGATTCTATTACACCTAGAACAATCTAAAATTTTTACTTTTATGTTCTAGAAAATTTTTAAAAAATATTATTCTAGATTCAATTACAACTAGAACAATCTAAAATTTTTACTTTTATGTTCTAGAAAATTTTTAAAAAATATTATTCTAGATTCTATTACACCTAGAACAATCTAAAATTTTTACTTTTATGTTCTCAAAAGTTTTTGAAATATATTATTCCAGTTACTATTACAACTAGAATAATCTAAAATTTTTACTTTTATGTTCTAGAAAATTTTTAAAAAATATTATTCTAGATTCTATTACACCTAGAACAATCTAAAATTTTTACTTTTGTGTTCTGGAAAGTTTTTAAAAAATATTATTCTAGATTCTATTGCAACTGGAACAATCTAAAATTTTTACTTTTGTGTTCTGGAAAGTTTTTAAAAAATATTATTCTAGATTCTATTACACCTAGAACAATCTAAAATTTTTACTTTTATGTTCTAGAAAATTTTTAAAAAATATTATTCTAGATTCTATTGCAACTGGAACAATCTAAAATTTTTACTTTTTATATCCTGTGACGACCTAATTCTATTTACCCAATGTGTTTTAGGATTCAATTTATTAATCTTTTTTTGACTTGTGATACCCGTCTGATCTCAATATACCACAGGAACAGGACATAAACTGTCAAAGACTTTCGGATGTTTTCGCAATAATCACTAATATAATTTCTAGTATTTTAAGTGTATTTTCAGTATATTTCGTAAAATTCGCGATATATTCCGAAAGCTTTTGAATGATTTATGTAAAAATGACTAAAGTGACTAAAGTGACTAAAATAATTTAATAAAAAATTGAATATAAAATTTTTTATATTCAAAAGAATTAAAACAAAATCACTCAAAAAATATGGTTTCATATGTAAAAGATGCTATTGTATTCTGCGGAATACATACTTGTTATATGATTTATCTTGAAATGAATCCACGTACGCGCCAAACAATTATTAGACCGAATGAAAAAGGAGATAAGATACTAAGTTGGCGTAGTATGGTAGAATTTATGATAACACCATTTAAAATTAACAAACCTGCTGTAAAGGAATATTGGAAACCTAAAAATTGGGATATTAATTACCCTGTAGTTATGCTCGGAACATTTAGTGTTTATAAGTGTATCGGACTGTAAATAAATTATACATTTGGATGCACTTTACTATCAACGCTTACATTATTACTACAATCAGTATCAACTTTTGCATATTGATCTGGTATAGTCAAGCCATCTAGATTAACACCTTGAACATGTATATAATCACATTTGCCTCCATTTTGCTTTTTATAAGTCTTTTTATAAGATTTCTTATAAGTCTTTTTATAAGTTTTCTTATGATTCTTTTTTTTATGAGTTTTCTTAGTTTTTCTGATAGACATACCTTATAATTTAGGAGGAAGAAAATATTCTTCTAGGGTTGCAAAAAATTTAAAAATGTCTTCATTGATTAATTCGAGCCATCTTTTTATTAATAATGATTTTAAATCAGAATATTCATATATATCTCTGATTTGATTAGGGAATTGATCTGTTTTTTTAAAAGACATTTCAACATATCTAGATAAATTTTTTAATTTATTTATATCTAAACGATATAGTATTTCTAGATAAACTGTTGATGAATGCACTTCTAGATTAATTAATTGATCTATTAGTACTTTCCATTCTGAATTTTGATATTCATCAAAAGAATTAAAAAAATTTTGTACATTTAATCTAGTTTTTAATTCTGTGGGATCTAAATCTTGCAAAGAGTATGTTTTAATTGGTTTTGAAACTTTTTTAGACATGTTAAAGTAATAAAACGAAAAAAAAAATATAAAACGCACTCAAAATATTTTAATTTGAAATTTAAAAAATGTTCATTGACCATGTATTATTGCCATAAGTTGAAACACTAATGCTTCATAGTGACAATAATTTATTTTGCTCAATGTGGATTGATGATCAACTTCAGCAACCATTTTAACAATTTCTACTTTTTTTTCAGAACTTAATTTTGATAAACCTATTAAATCTATAAAATGATGTATACATTCACTCCAAGATACCGGTGATTGATAAATAACCATTATCATTGATCTAATCATTCCTATATCTTTTACATCACCTTTCATAGCTAGATTTAACAAAGAACATAAGTATAATCGATATGAATTAGGGTGTTTTTTTACTAAATCTGAGTCAATACCTTCTAATAGATATTGGTTAATGTAGCTAATGATTAATTTGAGATTACCATGAGTTTCGTTATAAATCTTTTTGAATTTATCTTTATTGACTATATTTGCTTTGACAAATTTGTTTGGAATAATTTTTAAATAATATTTTGAAGTTTCTTCTAAACTGGGTCTAGGAATTCTATAAATTGATAATAACCCTTTTAATCCATTTGATAATTTTAGTGTAGAATTAGATGTTGCTAGAATATATAATGATGTTTCTCTTTTCTCTATAAAAGATTTGACAAAACTAAGAGTATTTGGTTTGAATTTGTCGATGTGTGTGATGACTAAATATGTTACATTATCACTAACTTGATTAACTTGATTTCTTAAATATTCTAGGAGTTTATCATCAGATACACTATCATTTATTAAAGTCACATAATTATTACTATAAATAGTTTCAACCATCTCAAAATTCAATTCAGTCAATAAATCATCACCTTTATTACTAGATTTACCTTTTTTTGTATTAGTACTTTGCTTTTCTGAGAATTCATTTGGGATCAACTTTAAAACAGTTGGACCAAATAAGTGTTGTAGATAAGCAAATATTAATGTTAATTTACCACTACCTGGTGGTCCTATAAAAAGTGTATCAAATAATCCATTTTGAATTGATAATAATTTAAATGAATCGCGGTATTCTAGATGAAAATCTAAGTCTTTTAATGTTGGTCTGATGCTGGGATTTAGTAAATCTTTTACTAAAAAATTCATCTATAAACTTTAATATCTTTTATTTAATTAATCATTAATCAATTTTATTTGTATCTGTATTAATTAAGAGTATCAATTAAGAGTTATGACTTCTTTGTGTTATGTGGAACTAGCTAAAATGTTAAATACACCTAAAATTGCTGGATCATTCTTGTCAAAAGAAAATTTATTATTAACTATTGCTGCTGGAGGTGCTTCTGGTATTGGATTTTTATATGACGATTATTCTCTTATTCTAGGTAGTATGTTAATTTCACCTCTGGAAAACACTATCGTTCAAAGTATGTTATCAATATTATTGGGTAATAAAATGGGAAGTATTAATGGTTTATTATCATTAACATTTCTAGGTATATTTACGATAGGCATTGGTTTTTTAATTGGTGAAGTTAATAATTACTTTAATAATTATTATATAACTCCAAGTGAAAATATGAAAAAAATAACATCTGATCAATTCTTATTGACTAATTTTTTTATAGGTGTGTTATGTGGATTTTTTATGTCTTATGCAACCATTACTAAAAATATAGCAGTATTACATGGTTTATCAATTATTATATTTATATTACCTCCACTAGTTAATTCAGGAATATATGCATCACTTGCGAGATATAATAAAGTAAAAAATAATGAATTATATTTGGAATATAAAAAAAATTCAATGAATAGTTTTAAGATATCTTTATCAAATATTTGCGGACTAGGTGTTGGATTATTATTAGGCTTTCTAGTATTTTGTCCAAATTAATCTTTCTCTTCAGTAAAATCAACTTGATCTGGATCTTCTTTGAAATCAATGAAATCGATTTCTTCTATTTCTTCTTTCATTGTTTTATGTTTTCTAGGTGGTGGTGCTCCTTCTTTAATAAGAGTTCTAATAGAATTATCATCATAAGTGTATTGTTCTATTTGGAATGCTTGTTTTTTATAAAATTTGGATCTAGTTTTCCATGATCTTCCAAAATTAGCAAATGAATCAATGATATCTAATACCATATGTTGTCTGTCACGATCTTCTGGTTTTTTTCTTAAAATTCTGCCAACTGATTGTACCACATCACTTTTTGGACTACCTAATATTATTGTATCTAAACTGGGACAATCAAAACCTTCACTAACCATTGAATATGTTCCTAAAATAATATCACAGTCTTCTGAGACTTTTAAATCATCTTGTTTCATACCACCGACATAAAGACCACTAGTTGCTTCAGGAATATTACTACTTATTTCTTCTTTGATATAACAAAGATGTTCTCTACGATCTGATAGGAAAAGGATTTTACGCCCTTCCATTATTAATTCCTTTAATTCATCTAGAATTACTTTATTTCTCTTGGTACATGAACAAATATTATTTATGATTTGAGGACGATTTAAATCTCCCATTCTATTTGCTAATTCATTACAATAATTTGGATCATCATTAAAATAATGAATAGCTTTAACTAAAACTGTATTATCTTCATTTGAATCTTCTTTATAAATAATATCACCTAAGAATGTTTTAAAAACATATGTTAAATTGTCTTTACGAAATGGAGTAGCTGATAAACCTAAAGTATGTCTTGAACCTGTTTTAATTAATGCTCTAGAGAAGATTTCCGCACTCAAGTGATGACACTCATCAAATATTACTAATCCAAAATCCTGAAAAGTTAAATCAGAATACTGTTTTTGTGATAAACTTTGCACCATCGCAATCACAATATCTTTTTTATAAACATCTATAACTTTACCTTGAATTCTTCCAACTTGAGCATTAGGTAAAAAAGTCATAATTCTTTCTTCCCATTGGGTTGCTAAAAATTCTTTATGTACTACCACTAATGTTTTTAAACCAAGCGATGCAGCTATACAAATTCCAATTACAGTTTTGCCTCTACCACACCCAATTGAAATAATACCTCCACCTATTTCTTTTGCGGCTTTTAAATATACATCAACTATAGTTTGCTGGTAAGGTCTTAATGCACCTTTGAATTTTATATTTGAATTCATTTGATATGGTTGATCATTTTTTAATCTATTATTTAGAGGCATTCCAAAATATTTTTGACCCCAATAACGAGGCAAATAAATATTTTCAACACTTTCAAAATAAATTGGAAAAGGTTTTATAATATTTTGAGCTACACTAGGAGCGCCATCCATAAATGGAGTAGCCATCAATTCTTTTTTTAAATTCTCTAGTTCTTTATCAGTAAATTCTTTTTTGGGTATTCTATACCCATGACGACTCAAAGTAGTTGTATACTTTTTAGACGCATTTTTAAATACTGATTTAGGTTTTTTATCCATTTAATAATAAATATAATATATTAATTTAATTAAACGAAAAAATATCTTTAATTATTTCTAGTCAATTTTATTTAGCCTTATAGTATCCAGTAAAATAAAATTAATATCTAGTAATAAACTTAGAACATGACATTTGACTGTTGTCAGCAAATTAAAATGTTATATAATCAACTTGGATTATCTAAAGAAAATATTGAAGATGAATCAAATAACAACATTAATTCGGATGACTTAAATAAAAGTGATTCGGATGTGGTTACAGAATTAAGATGGGATTTAGAAAAAAAAACTCAAAAAAAACTTTATTGTAACCTTTTAAATAATTATCTTATACACAAATCAGGATTAAGCAAAAATGCTCCTGAAATTAATTTAAAAAATCAAAAATTGAATTCAACAAATATTGGATGCACTATTGATTTTAACAAATGGCAATAGTCAATCCTCATCTACTACGTTTATTACAGGATGTTCAATTTGAAAGTTTATCAAAAGGACAATCCCCTTTTTCCATTTTTATCAAAAAACTTGAATCAACATTTACTAAACCACCAACTAATCTTATTGAATTACGACAAAATAACAATAAAAAACTTATTGGAGACATTTTTGAAGATTTTTGTTATCTCTATTTTCTACTCAAAAAAGTTGATAATGTTTGGACAACACAGAACATTCCCAACAATATCAAACAAACATTATCATTACCCTCCAAAGATATGGGAATTGATCTCATCATTAAAGAAGGTTCCGAATATAGTGCTGTACAAGTCAAATATAGGAAAAAAACAAAAGCATCCCATATTTTATCATGGACTGAATTATCAACGTTTTACGCATCATGTCTCAATACAGGACCCTGGAAAGCACATATCGTATTCACAAATTGTGACCGGGTTCATTATGGTTACATTAAAAATAAAAATCAAAAAAACATCAACATATGTAACAAAACATTACAAACCTTAACATCTTTCGATATAACAGACATGATTAACCTAATAAACCCAAATAACACCATAAATACTATCGGTTCAACTAATACCATTCTATCAACAACATCTACAGAACCTAATACTTCTGAAACCACTGAAGAACCTACCGCATCTAAAGAACCTAATACCTCTGTAGCAACTGAAGAACCTACCGCATCTGAAACCACTGAAGAACCTACCGCATCTAGAGAACTTAATACTTCTAAAACATCTAAAGCGACTGAAGAACCTACCGCGGGCGAAATGCTGAATAAATTGGGTACAACAAAGACTTTAATTCAGGATGTTGGTAAAGAAATAAATAAAAAAAGAGTAAATAAAAAAAATGTTGATTTGGAAATATTGAGGAATAATAGATTAAATTATTTTACTAAATTAAATAATTTTAAATGAAAAAAAAATCTTTTTAATAAGATAAATGAGTACATTAGCTAATCTCGACAAAACTTTAGCCGGGCAATTAAAAAATCCAGTTGTATCTACCATTGTTCGTGTTGTATTGGTCGCATACATCTTATTATTATCATCTGTTGATCATAAGATCCTATCTCTTTTTGAAAATATCTATTTTCAAATATTTTATTTTGCTGCATTAGCTTATGTGGCAATGGTTGATCCAACAACATCAGTCATGATGGCGGCCGCATATTTATTTAGTGTACAACAACTTAATCGTGCACCATCATTTAAACAAGTTAAATTACCATCTAATACCCCAGTAGTTTCAGAAGTTCGTTTAAATAATTCAGGATATGGCGCAATGGCTGTGCAAAATCCGGCAGAAGGATTTGAAACGGATGGTGGGCAATTAGTTGGTGAGGGTTCTAATCCTGCAGATAGAACTTTAACTGAAAATCTTGCATTTACAAGTGATTTACAATTCCAAGACGCCCAAACTAATGCTTTACCAGGTGTGAGTCAATATACAGGAATACAATCGCAAAATAATCAATTGGGAGTACAAGGATTAAATTTACCAAATGCTTACGATCCAGATGATAACTTATCTAAATTCTAAAAAAAATTACAATATATAATATTAAAAATAGTTTAATTCTAGAAATTATAATGATTGCACATATCCAAAAAAATTGAATCTATATTAATCAATTAATAAATAATATATTCAAATGTCTGACAAGGTTCCTCTATTTAAGGATTCATATGATTCAATCAACAATACATATGGTAGTAATACTAATCTAAGTAAACAAGAAGATACAAAAATTAAAGAGACACGAGCTCAAGTGGATCAAGTTGTCGTTGTGATGAAAGAGAATGTTATTAAAGTTATGGATAGAGATGCTAAACTGAATGATCTCGAAGATAAAAGTGAGGCATTGAGAGATGGTGCCGCTAGATTTGAAAATACTGCAAGAAAACTTAAATGGAGTTATTGTAAAAAAAATGCGAAGTTTTGGATAATTTTAATACTAGTTATTTTAATATTTATCGTTATTATTGCAGCGATCGCGTCGCAATATTCTAGACATCATAATTAAGGTTGATTAGAAATATATTAAAGATATATTAAGAGTATATTTAGCCAATTATATTTTTTATAAAAATTGAATTATAATTAACTAGTTTAAAATATATTAGCTATCATTATCATTTGGATGAATGTTTCTAATTCAATAGACGAAATATCATTATTATTGGAACAACAGCACATTGATCCTGTAACAGATTTGTACAATATGCATTTGTATAACTATTTAAATGTAACATATAAAAATCTTAAAGTGGAATCTAAAATATTTAAAAATAATTTTCAGAATGTTATTTTTGAGGATTGTTATTTTGAGAATATTATTTTCGAGGACAATGTTTTTGAAAATGTCAATTTTGTAAATTGTAAGTTTATTAAGGTATCATTTGTTAGATCATTAATGGAAAAGGTATCATTTTCGAGTTCTGTAATGGAATTTATTAGTTTTATGAATGTGTGTATGATTTCAAAAATTATACCCAACCCCGATAAAACTAATGGAGTTACATTCATAGGTTCTCATTTGATTAATTTTGTATTTACCAATTCACATCTTGATGATGTAAATTTTCAGGATGCTGATATAAAAAATTTTGAATTTATTGGAGGTATTATTAAAGATTGTTTTTTTGCAAACAGTAAAATATTTTCTGGAAATTTTGTTTCAACTGAAATTACTTATTGTGATTTCAATAAATCTTTAATTGATTATGTCAATTTTTATAATCTATGTGCAACTCATACGTCTTTCATTAATGGATACATTAGCAATTCTAGTTGGACTACTGTATTTTTTGATGCTGTAGATTGGTCTAATTGCAACATATATAATACATCTTTTTCAAATACAGTAGGATTTGATGAAATAAAAACAAAAATAAATTAGTTCGTTCAAGTTGAAAAAATATAATACATTGATAGAGTATAATTATCAAACACATGTCTGAAACTAAACAAGATACTCAAAATGACCTTAAACTTCCCTCTAATAAAACATATGATGGTGCTTTCCGTCTTTCAATAAAAACTGGCAAAAAAGTTTGTGGCTATTTTTATTTGGATTCCTTAAGTGGTGGTGTTAGCATTTGCCATGATGGTGATGACAAACTAATTTACAAGAATAGTGATGAATATACATCACCCCTAGTTAATTTATATAAATCTGGTGATGAATATATTGCCGTAACCGAAAATACTATTTACATTATCTCTTCGAAATGTGAAATTCGCAAACAATCTTAAAATCCTAAAACATTACTATTAAAATATTACTATTAAAACTACTTTTTAATTATTTTTCAATTTCTATAGAGGTTTGTATTTTCCATATCTTCTATATATATTGTCGGTCCAAAATAATTTTTGGGTCCATTTTTGAAGAATGAAGTGAAACCTGAATTATTATTTGTTTTATCCGATAACATACTAGTTTCCATAATTTTTTTATTACATTGGCAATTGCTTGTGCACCATCCTTGATGCATTTTACCTTTTACATATTTATTATTTTCTTCTCCTGAATTTGCCACAGCATATGTAGGATACTCATTCACCCTTCCAACAACACTTGCAGGTGTAGGAGCACTAGTAACTACACCATTAACTACACTAGATGTACTAGTTGGTGTTGGTGTTGGTTCAGGCATACTATTAAACATACTAGAATAACTAGACAACATACTAGAAACATTAGATGTACTAGTTGGTGTTGGAGCACTAGTAAATATACTAGAAACATTAGATGTACTAGTTGGTGTTGGTGTTGGTTCAGGCATACTATTAAACATACTAGAATAACTAGACAACATACTAGAAACACTAGTAGGTGTAGGTGCACTAGTAATCATACTAGAAATACTAGTTGGTGTAGGTGTAGTACCACTTGTGACTGTTCTAGAAGCACTAGTAGGTGTAGGTGCACTAGTAATCATACTAGAATAACTAGACAACATACTAGAAACACTAGTAGGTGTTGGAGCACTGGTGATCATACTCGAAACACTAGTAGGTGTAGGTGTAGAACCACTTGCGACTATACTCGAAACACTAGTAGGTGTTGGTGCACTGGTGATCATACTAGAAACACTAGTTGGTGTAGGTGTAGAACCACTAGTGACTATACTCGAAACACTAGTAGGTGTTGTAGCATTAGTAAATACACTAGAAAGGGTGGTTGAATCATTTGTGTTCATTTTGATAGTATCTTTATTGTTGGTGGTATTACTTATAATGTCTTTTGGCGGTATTATAGTAGAATAATCATTAGTGATAGTGGATTTATCTAATTGTTGTTGTTGCATTGGGGAATTATTAATAAAGGATTTAATTTCCATGTTCATTTTATATTCATTATTTAGTTGATTTTGTAAGTATTTTAATTTTTCAAAAGCATTACCGTAATGATATGAAATAATCGATTCATATTGCATACTAGATACATTTCCACCAGAGTTTTCTGAATTAATGATTAATTGATTTGGTATTGGTTTATTTGGTGGTATTGGTGGTGGAATAACCGGATATTTTTGAATAATTTCATTATAATTTGTAGATGTATTTGATTTTGCGTTAAGATATTTGATGTAATGTAATTTGTATATGAGTCTTGCAAAAGATAAAAATATATTTAATATGTTATATCCGGAAAACATTTCAGTGGCGTTTGTTGTATCATCCAAAAATAATGTATAATTATTTAGTCGTAGTAATTCATATGTATTAACACCATTATAACATTCATCATTATTATAGAATTGGTTCCAATCACAATATGTATGACATGTCTTGGTATTACCATTAACTTTTAGTTTGCTATTATAATTATTACATTGATCATACAAATAAGGTTTATCTTTACACTTGTATGATACATCTAATTTTTTAAATGTGGATGATTCAGTTGTACAGTTATTACTATAGTATGAACTACAATAACAACATTTATTATCAACCATAAAACTATTACCTTCACATTTATTATTGCCTTCATAACAGAAACAACATGCTTGAGTAGGTTCTATTTTTTCTTCATCACTTATTCTTTTATTACATGGTACATTCATCATATTATATGCGTCAACAGTATAATTATCTGGTAAAATATAATTATTTGATAAATTTGCTGGAGTCTTAATTATGTTATTAGGTATGGTAATACGACCAATAGAAATACTCATAACAATGTAAATGTATATTAGTTTATCTTTGTAAAGATCAGAATATAGATCTATACCGACAACATTTTTAATTTCATTTACTATTTTTTCAGATTCACTACTGACTAAATAATTTTCTTGCCAATATTTATTAGGATCCTTAAATGCATTTATCATATTAGTATCATTTTTATATAATTCGTATAATGTTTGAGAAAGTGTGTAATATATCTGGAACACATCATTAAATTTTTCTTTCATTGATAGTGCTTCACTTGAGTTTTTAAATTCATTAATTAAATTTGTATCGGTGTCAGTGAACATAATAGACCCATCAGTAAAATATTCTTTTTTGGTAAAAAAATAAATTAGAGATATTATAATTACTGTTACTACTAGAATACCTATAAATAATAATGTTTTTTTCATGGGAAAAAACAATTTAATATCAAATGAGAAAAAAACTTATGAATTTAATATGATGTAGAAATTTTCTTTTAATCGTGCCCATTTTTTCCAAGAATCACTCATATTTTGTGATGGACTACTAATAATTTTATCATTATGAACATATCTTTTAGGAAATAATGAATTTATACTTGATGAATGTTTTTTAATATTAGTTTCTATCTTTTTGCGACTTCGCCTATTTTTTTTAGCTCTGGCAATTATTTTCTTCTCTTCTAGAGTTAATCCTTTTGTTTTATTTTTAAAACCCTCTGATGTTAATGTATCATCTCTATCTTTATCTGTATCTCTATATGGAAAATATTTATGATATTGAGTTACAAAAATTATAAAAATCATACTGAATAATAAACTTTCTTTATAATTAATTTTTTTTATAACAAGTACCATTGACATCACAATTAATATTAAATATGTAATATATTGTCTATAATATAATAGATATAGTCCATATAATAAAACTGTAAACTCTAATAAATGATTTGTAAACATCTTTTTGAGATTACCTTATGACATATATTAAGATAATTTACAAAAAGAATTTAGCAAGATAGAAAAGGATTGCAAACATGACAGCTTTAAAACCTAATCCCATCATAGTCATATCACCATTTTCCGCTAAAAATCTTGGAATAAATCTAGTGATTAATGTATTAACATGAGGTAAACTTAATACAAAAAACATGACTAAAACTACAAGTGGTAATTTGACTTCACCCATAATTTTTTGAACAAATGTTAGTTCTGGTTCAGGTTCATTAGGTTGCATCATAACATATTGACCCATATCACCATCTTGATCATCCATACGCATTTGAGGTCCATGTTGAGGTATTTGTGAATGATCCATTTGATAACTGAGAGCACTTGCATTCATATTTGGACCATCTTGATAATTATTATTGGCATTGACTTCACGTGCAACATTATCAATCATACCAATTATATCCATATTTTGTTGTGCTGATATATCTGGTTGATTTTGGTGTTGAGAAATTGAACTTACTGGTAATTCACTTAAGGATGTAGACATCTGAAACTTATACATTCACTAAAACAAAATATTAAATAGAACGTAACGCTTATTTTATTTTATGTAGATTTTTTTGAAGGACATGTAGCTGATTCTGGTTTGTAAGTATAACATTTGCCATCATGAATATAAATTTTATCTTTAATATCTTTATAAGCGGGGCCTTTAATAATTATGCAATTGTTATCTTTACATGCTTTTTGAAATAAAGCTGCTAAACCAATACCTAAAATAATTGATACTATTCCAGAACCAACATCATTTTCTAGAAATTCTTTCATAACCATCTTTTAATATTTACTTTTAATATTTACTATTTACTCAGAAAAAATTAAATTTCTAAAGGATGATCTAAAATTAGACTTTTATCTTTGGGACATAAAACTTCCATTGCTTTATATTTGTAACAATTATCTTCATTATCATGATAAATTGTTTCTTGTTTATCTGGTCTAGGATGTCTAATTATTATTTTTTTTGGTGGTTGACTTAAATATACTATGAAAATACCAATACAAAAAGACAACAAAAATAAGTATGAATTTAACTTAGGAAACAAGATAAATTTCATTTATATCTTATCTTCCTAAAAGAAAAAAAGTAAAAACTGAAGTGCTTTAATTTTATTTATTACATCATTATTCATCATCAACATCATCATCAACATCATTATCAACCACATTTTTGCTGAATGTAATATTTTTATGTGATGTTTTCTTTTTTTTTGATGCAACAATTTCAAAACCATCATCAGAATCTATTTTATCTTCATAATTTAAATGCATGTCTGTCCTTTCAACATCAGATTCTCCCATTGGTAAAACATTAGTTGTATCTAAACTATTATTAAGACTATTATGCAACTCATTATTAATATTCTTAATATTCTTAATATTCTCGTCATCAGAAGAATAATAATTTTTCCAATAATGATTTATCTTTTCTTTGATGGCTTCTGATCCATCCCATGAATAAATCATTTCGGTTGTGACTTTGATATCAATGTCATTTTCATAGAGATAATTTATTAAATCATTTTTTCTTTGTTCATATTTTTCATCTGATTTTTGTTTAGCCGAAAGAAATTCTTGGGATTTATGATAATTACTACCATGAATACTAATTAAATTTTGTAGTGATCCCTTACACGGTCTTAAACTAATCTCATCTGTATTACTATAATTTAAGCTAAACATAATTAATTAATTACTATCATAATAATTAAAAGTATATTCAATTTTATAATGTGCATGTGGTAGTTGTAGTATTATTTTAGAATTCTTCCGTGAATAAACCAATTGTTAGGACTTCAACTATCATTAACATTACAATCATGACAAAACCTAAGAAATATTTATGCCAATTGCCTGGGAATTTTAATTTAGGTGCAACTCTTCTTATAAAACGATCACCTTGACGAATGAAGAAAGGAATAGCTTGTGTAGCAACTGGGAATGTTATTAATATCATAATTAATGTAACAGTTACACCAACTTCTAGATTATCTTTTTCTAATGCTAAACCAATACCTAACCATAAAATACCCATTAAAGCAACAAAATTAATTAGATTTGCTGATAAAAAACCCATAACTGTAGTAGGAAATAATGGATATAAATCTGTAAAATTATCTGGAGCTCCTGAGGTAGTTAAAGTACTGGCCAACATTACTACAAAAGGCAAATAAAACTGTAATAGATCCATTCTATCCAATTGAACAAGTCCTACCGGAATTACTATAATCATCACTAAAAAAAATGCTAAAGTTCCAAATTTAGGAGTCCTTAAACATACCTTCAAATCTTTTTTACTTTCAATCTCTTTAGACATCTCTATTGTACTATTTACTTATTTAATCAGATAAAAAATTTATTCTTTTTATTCTATATTTACTCTAGAATTACTCTACATTATACCACTCATCATCTACTGATCTAGGATATAATTTCCTCGAAGGATATATAAACTCTTTCAATGGAATATTTGGAAAATTTACAACTAAATGAATTAATGCAACCAATATTATTACAATAAATATCAATACATATATGTCCATTGGGATTAACTTATGACTTATGACTTATGACTTATGACTTACTGAATGATTTAGGGATATATTAAATCAATTTTTTATGAAAAATTGAAAGTGATCAAATAATACATAAAAATCAAAACTTATTATATTATATTATAAAATAAATTAACTTAAATGTCATCAAAAAACTCTAATCTAGATAAAGATATTTTAAATTTAACACTTGATATTGCTGAAGAAAGTACTAAAAATCATCACATGTTAATTGAACAAGGTGTTATTATAGATTCATTAAAATCAAAAGAAGATCAAATTAATAATAACTTGAAAACATCTTCAGTATATCTTAGCAAAATTAATAGTTATGCTAATATGATTACTAAATTTTTTAGTAAAGATTATTATTATAAACCGGTAATTAGTGAGAATAGGGATACAATTGAAAATAGAAAAGATCCAGATTATCAATTTACGGATGATATTAAAAAAAATTTAGAAATTATTAAAAATATTCAATTGAATATTTCAAATGAATTAGATGATCAAATAGATGCATTAAAATGTCATTCAAATAAAATATCACAACTTGATTCAAATGTTAAAAATTTACATAGTCGCATCAGATTTCTCGACTGATTCGAAATCACTGGTGGACTCTAGAATTTCCCATTCCTCATTTTCAGGAGAATGTATATCTGGAACCGGAGCAACTTTCTCAGCCAATTCACTTAGTGTTTTATTCATAATTGTTTTAACATGAGTACTGGGTGTGTCATATTGTTTCAATTGAGTCTCAAGAGCAGCGACTTGGGTTGTCAATTTACTTAGAGTCTTATTTTGAACAATAACTTCACTAGATACACGTTTCAACTGATCCCGTAAAGTATCATTCTCCTTTACTTTATCAACTGAATCAGCTTTTTCTTTCTCAACTTTATCAATTGTCTCTAATGCGCTATTCAAATCCTTTTTAGTAGCCGTCAATAGGTTATAGGTTAAGTCATAAGACTTTCTCATAGACTCAAAACTGTCATTGAGTGAACTCAACTCACTCTTGAGAGTTTGCTTTTCACCAATAACTTTATTCAATTCATCCGTCGCAACATTAATTTGCTTTTTGTCAGAATCGTTAGAACTCTTCATAGCATCAAGTGCCGATTTTAATGAATCACGTTCAATCTTGAGACTGTTATTTTCATCATTGACTTTCTTCAATGATTCACAATCTTTATCGTTCTTAATACCCAATAGGCTAAGTTCAAGCATACATTGACTGTAGTTCTTCTCGGCTTTATTGAGCATTGATTTAGTCACCGATAAATCATTTTGACACGTAATCAACTCACTTGATAAATGATTTGCTGTAGCTTCCGCAGCAACAAATTTATCCTTGAAATTGCTTAGTTCTTTAAGTTCTTTAGTAAGTGATTCAGTCTTAAGACGATCATCACAATGAAGCAATTTATAAGTCTCAATAGTATCACTCACATAGGCATTATCTTTTTTAAGATCATTGATGATTGTGTTGAGTTTAATCTCCATCTCACACTTTGATGTTTGAGCATCATTGAGACTTGTTTTGAGATTTTCAACTTCACTCTTAAGATTATCTTTGTCAGAATTTACTTCAGCTAGAGTAGCTTTGAGAGTATTTATTTCTTTTTCCATAGTGGCATTCATAAAACTCAAAAATTTATGTTCCTTTTCCAATTGAACAGAATTTGCGGTATTTGTTTCCAAATAACAACGAGTTTTATCAAGTTCATCTCCAAGAGTTTTAACTTCATTCTTTAGCTTGTCACGTTCATCATCAGCAAGTTTCAAGCTATTCTCAAGTGTAGTTTTGTCATTAGTTAATGTTTCAGATGTCTTGATAGCGTCAGATAATTTTTGTTCCAACTCCAAAGAATTAGATTTAGCTTCATCAGCTTTTTTCAATTCATTTCGGACTTTTTCCAATTCATTCGCTAAAAATTCAATAGAACCATGCATAATAGAATTTTGTACCTTTTCGTGCTTTAATTCAGCAGCATGAGTAGCATTAGCCTTCTCAAGTTTTTCAGTCAAATCTTTAATATCAGTCTGGAGACCTGTCATTAAAGAAAGTTGAAATTTGGCGGCTTCTAGCTCCTCTGTAGTTTTCTTCAATGTTTCCGATAAAACAGTATTAGAATTTCTAGATTCCTCGTAAGCTTTTTCAACTTCATCATAATGTTCTTTCAGTAAATCAAAAGCATTAGTGATTCTCATGACAGACGCTTTAAGATCATCAACTTCACCAACATTGATGTCACGGTTGACAACTTTAGTCAATTTATCTTCAAGATCTTTGACAAGGTTTAATTCTTTTTCATACTTCAACTCAAGATCAAGAATTTGGGAATTCTTGTTATCAATCTCAGAACGCAAAGATGTTTCAATAGACCTAGATTGAGATAGCATATATTGTAAAGAACCCGTTTTACTGGTCCAGTATGTAACTTCACCAGCAGCAAGATTGTTATCTTCTTTATATTTGTTAAGTAAAGTAATATTAGCGGCTAGTTCAGCTTCAGCACTCTTTAGTTGAGATTCTAGCATGTTAATAGAACTATTCTTTTCGCTAATGACACTTTCTAGAGATTGCTTTTCAACAATAGCAATATTGAGTTTTTCTTCAAGAGCAGAGATACTGTTATTCATAATGTTCATTTTATCAATATGAGAAACACTACAAACAGTCAATTCATTTGTGACCTCTTCTAATTTTCCAGAAGCATTTTTAAGTGCAACTTCCTTATCATCAAGTAAAACTTCTAATTCGTTTAGTCTCATTTGCTGAATACAATTTTGACCACTATTTTTCATAATCTCTTTTTGCAAATCAGCAATCATAGTCTTATACTTCTCAATTTCAGTTACACTAGAAGCATATTCATTTTTAGCAATATCAAGTTTTGATTGCAGATCCATAATTTGTTTTCCGAGTTGTTTTTCAGTTTCCTCAGCTTTGTTAGCTTTTTCAACTCGCATTTTGAGGTGAGTAATTTTATCATATAAACCTTTAACTAATTCCTGATCAGTGTTAGACATTATCTTTTGATGTTTTGCATCTTCTAATGTGGAATCCAAATCAATTTTTTTTAATTGCTCAATAACTGCCGAATGTTTTTTTTTCTTTTCCTTTAATTCTTTTTCCAATTTACGTTTTTCCTCCAAAACTTGCGAAAATTTATTCTGATATAAAAGAATCATCGATTGATCTTCCGCATTCTTTTGCGGTGACTTATTTCTATCCATATTACGCATAGATTCCTCCTTTTTTGCCAATAAATCCCGATAATATTTTACCAAAGAATCAGATTCTTCTAATTTTTTACGCAATGTTTCCTCGGAGTTATAAACATTACTAAGATAATTCGGAATACTGTTGCAGTTCTCGTTCAACATCGATTGATACCATAAATATGACATTTAAAATGATTTGATTATATATATATAGTGGGAAATTATAAATCAATTTTTTTTATATTTAATCTAACTGACTGATATAATTATAATAATTATAACGTATTATAATAAAATTAAAAAATAGTTAAAGATTGTGAAAGGGGGTTTTAACATGGAGGTTTCAGTCCCCAGAAATTATCAGGCATTGGTTTATCATGTGTGTATGCGCTATCACGAAGTATTTGTTCTTGTGTACGTACATCTAATGTTTTGGTAGAATTGTAAAATTCTGGTCCACTTCTAGCTGATTTAGAGGGAGGAGCAGGATATGTTAGAGTTCTAAAAGGTGCAGCTTGACCAACTGGAATGTGATGAATTTGTCTTGAAGAATCATTACATACTTTAACATGAAGATGTGGTGGAACATATAATGATCCTAAACCAACATAATAAGCATTTGGTTGTTTAATATTAACTCTAAATCTCCCATTAATAGCTTTAGTAGCACCTTGATTAGGTGTTTGATCATACGCTTGATCTGGTGATGCATATGGTAATCCGCTTCCTGAAAAACTAATTCCTCTAGTTGCGGGAGCGGGTGCCCAAAATATTACATCGACTGTTTGATTTTCATAACCTTTTAATACAACATCAACAGTTACATTACCTGTTCCCGAATAATTTACAACTCCATGACATGATACTTGATCAAAATATTCTTGACGCCAATCGGACATTAAACTTCAATATTTATCTTTAATATCAATAAAAGATAATATTTTTGAACTATTTTAAATTTATTATCTAATTTAACATTTTATAATCACCAGCACCTTGAAGCATTTGACCACCCCCTGGAACACTCAAACGTTGACTAGTATTATACACATTTTTATCAAGAGGGTAAAAATTATGAGCTTCCTTTGGAGAAACACACACATTATTCTTACTTATAGGCCATGCAGATGGTAAATATTGACATTCCTGATCTGGTTGATACATACGACCAGTACCTAAACCATTAGGATTATTTCCAACAATCATGCAACTATTTTTATCACATACTTTTCTGTTGAGTTCTGGTAACATAGTACCTTCGTTAAATGATTGATCATTACTTGGAGTACAACAATTTTTCTCACAAGCATGACGGCGATTAATGTTCATTAACTCAACAGCATTGTGTGACAAAAATTGTCTAAACTGAAAACTATTTTGAGTTTCATTATCAGCTTTGATCATATTATTTACTTGGCAACTAGGACGGTAATCAGTAAAATGACGTCCATCTGACATACGAGGAGGGCACCCGAAATGTTTATTATCGCTTGTCTTGTAACAATAGGACATTTTAATTTATATTTAAATAAGATATTTTTTTTATTACCGCAATTTAATACTTTTTAAAATACTTTTTAAAAATGTTTACATAACACATTCAAAAGCTTTCGGATATATTTCGTTAATTTTACGAAAATAACACTTGACGCACTAGAATTTTTAAATAACATTCGTAATCGTTACGAAAACCTCCGAAATCTTTTGACAGTTTATGTCCGGTCTTTGCGGGGTAATGTGTCTTTGGGGTATCACTCTTAAAAAAAACACTAGAAAATTGTTCTATTGACACCCTTGGTAAATTGAAATTGTCTCCAAATGATTAATTCTAGAGAATAAAAGTAAAAATTCTAGATTGTTCTGGTTGTAATAGTAACTGGAATAATACTTTTTAAAAACTTTCTAGTGAATAAAAGTAAAAATTTTAGATTGTTCTAGTTGTAATAGTAACTGGAATAATACTTTTTAAAAACTTTCTAGTGAATAAAAGTAAAAATTTTAGATTGTTCTAGTTGTAATAACATCTAGAATAATACTTTTTAAAAACTTTCTAGTCAAACAATGTAAAAATTTTAAGATGTTCTAGTTGTAATCAATCTGGAATAATATTTTTTTAAAACTTTCTAGTGAATAAAAGTAAAAATTTTAGATTGTTCTAGTTGTGATTGAATCTAGAATAATACTTTTTAAAAACTTTCTAGTGTATAAAAGTAAAAATTTTAGATTGTTCTAGTTGTAATCAATCTGGAATAATATTTTTTTAAAACTTTCTAGTGAATAAAAGTAAAAATTTTAGATTGTTCTAGTTGTGATTGAATCTAGAATAATACTTTTTAAAAACTTTCTAGTGTATAAAAGTAAAAATTTTAGATTGTTCTAGTTGTGATTGAATCTAGAATAATACTTTTTAAAAACTTTCTAGTGTATAAAAGTAAAAATTCTAGATTGTTCTAGTTGTAATAGTAACTGGAATAATATTTTTTAAAAACTTTCTAGTGAATAAAAGTAAAAATTTTAGATTGTTCTAGTTGTGTTATAATTTTAAGAGGATTTATAAAATTTAAGTAAGTAAATAACAATTCCAACTATAAGTGCTAACATGGATATACTGCCGACTATTGTAACATTTTTATTAATTTTTTTTTGTTCATCTTCATCACTAATGCTACCCCAATAAGTTATAGTTAATATAATTATGAATATTGCAATTATTAGACAAATTAGTGTTATCAACTTATATGATTCGAAAGTTATAATGTTTTTCCCAGAAAAGATTATATAATTTATACTGTTTATCATCATGGCTAGGATTATTATAGCCATATAAGCATGTCCTCTTATTCCGTCTATAATACCACAAATATGTCCTTTAATATAAATACCTCCAGATAATAGAATACCGATGGCGATAAATGTTGAAGCAATATATATCAAAATGTCTAGTACTTCATGAGCTTTATCAGTTCCTGTATCTGTCCAATTATATACAGCTATGATGGTACATATACTTAATTGAATGATAATGCTAAGTATCAAAAAATTAGTTTCATTTGTATTGACAGGAGAATATTTTCTTTTACCACAATGCCCTTTTTTCATCTGTTCATTAATGGTTGATGAGTCTGATATTACCATTGCAAACAAGATAATATTAAGTATTCCAATAGCTATCATTAATAATGTAAATACATTATCACTAAATATTTTAGTAGGAGCTAGTGCAACACCCATAAAATATGCTACTCCAAGTAAAATTGAAATAACATATGATGCTATCATTCCAGTACTAGAAGTATCAATTTTATTATGTTTTAAAGGTGTTTTTGTAGGGGGTGAGGGTGTTTTTGTAGGGGTTTGTTGATCATGGTCATTAAATCTTTCGTATGAAAAATCTAATAAGTCTGAATTATTAGCGTTATTACTATTGCTATTGAGTAAATTTACACTTGTTAAAACATCTGGTATATTCGATAAAACATTAACAGGATTTGCGCTTGCATTAGTTTTGTTCATAAAGTTTTTTTAACTTTAACTTTTAATTAAATGAGAGAATAAAAATTATTTAGTTTCTATGAAACTTACGTTTGGTCAATAATTTGGAACTTTTAGATTTCATACGACCTGGAGATTTTTTAGACTGTTTGCATGTTTTCTTTAGCAAATCTTCTTCAGAAATAGCCTCCAATTTAACTCTATATTTATGTCCAAAGGGACTAATATCCTCTGGATCACGTAAATGTCTTCTAGCTAAATATGAATACTCTTTTCCTTTGCCATCTCTAGTAGTTTCTCTAACTGTTACATACATGCTGCAACGCCCTTTAATCTTTTTTCTTTGACATAATGAACTGAAGGCTTTTTTGGCAGATTCATATGGATCTCTGGAATTAAAGCGTCCAGTACCACTTTTTCCTTTAAATTTAGTGGAACATCCGTCAGTATGGTATGCTGCAGCGATTGTAAAATGTCTTTTGGGTTTTGAGACTGAACTTCTATGTGATCTTTTTTGTGATCTTTTTTGTGACATTTGAGTTTAATAAACTTTTAATTTAATATGTAAAGAGAAATTTTCTTAGAGTTAAATAAATGAAACCATTTTATTTTTTATTCGGATTATTGATTACTATGTCAATTATATATGTTGTTTGCCAAGAAATGACTGAAAATTTTGAATCTAGTGACAGCGACAATAACAAAATTAAAACATCTACAATTTCATTTGAAATTGCTAAACAACTTCAGATTGATTCTTCTAGGATCAGAGATCTTCAAGAAATTGGAAACCCAGGTAATCTTGCAGAATATCAGATTAAATTAAAAATCTTTCCTAGAAATATTGTCAATCAATCCGATCCATTAATCACTGATATTTTTAAAACATTACAAAAAAAACAAGTAGATAAAACACCATTCAAAATCACAAATGCTGACAATAATGAAGTTTTTTTATCAGAAATTAAAGTTGATATGAAAGACATTAATAATTCTCAAAAAGAAACCGAAAAATCTTCTCAATTTATTAATCCAGCTCTTGATGCTCAAATACAATATTTGTCAGATACACAATCCGGTATTCCTTATGATCAACAACTAGATCGTGTTCCCAAATGGCACAAGGGAGAAATTATTATACCACCAGAAACAATACCAACACCTAGACCAACACATCCTTTAACAGACCAAGCCACCGTTCCAACAATGTCATTTATTGATTAACTCGTCCTCTGGTGCGATTAAATTGATGATTGAACCACCTTTTAACTCTATTCAAAATACCAATAATATTTATACGAATCCTAGTCAAAATATTTTGTTGTTGGTTTTTTATCTTAGGCTCTTGATCCTTCTTTACTACTAATTCTTGATCTTTCTGAGTAGGTTCTTGATCTTTTGGAGTAGGTTCTGGTTCTTGATCTTTTGGAGTAGGTTCTGGTTCTTGATCTTTTTGAGTAGGTTCTGGTTCTTGATCTTTTGGAGTAGGTTCTGGTTCTTGATCTTTTTGAGTAGGTTCAGGTTCTTGGTTTTTTGGAGTTGTGTCATCAGTGTAATAATGTTTGGAAATAATTTCAAATCCCATATAGGTATCAGAATCAGAATCGGTATCAACATCTGATGAGTTTTTAATTGAATTAGTCATAAAAAGTTTTTTTTCATCTTCTATTGAGTTATGCAAACTTAAAACAGATGATTTATAATTAACTAAATGGTTTGATAGTTTAGCGATATAATTACTTATATAATCAGCTTTTTTGACATTATATTTTCGACAATAGTTTTCATATCTAAATAAGCCTTTTAGGGAATTTTCTAGTAAGAGAATTATTTCTAATTGAAATTCGGTATAATTATGTTGACTCAGATTGATGCAACTGCTCATTGAACTAGAATTAGGGAGTTGGATTAAATTTAGAAAATGATAAAAAGAAGTTGAATAAACTTGTACTATTTTTTCAATAGGGTCAATAGATTTTAAACCAACTATCATCAAATAGCTATCATCAGACGTTAATTTATTTTGTACTTCTCCCACAGTAGATAATTTTAGTTCTTGGTTAGGTTTAAAATTAATTAAAACTTCTAGATTATATCGATGCAAATTATTCATTTATCAGATACTTTTATTATAAGAAAAATATTATTATTTTATGTACGATATTTACAATCAATTTTACTGTATGATCATAACCATATAAAACACAAACTAAACTATATTAAAATAAAAGTTTCTCTAATTTATCTCTATTTGATCTATCCCATTGTTCTTTTAATGGTTGTAAATCAAATTTATATTCTATCCAAGGTCTTTGTTGAACATACCATATAGGATGTGATCTAAAATTATCTAGAGATAATCCTTCAAAAAAATTATCTGGTTCATCTGGATAAGTTGCGGGTATAACTTTATTAATATCCATATTATCTTTTTTTATATCTTTACTGTAAAGGGGTGGATCTAGCATTCTAAATGATTCATCTGAAAAATTATTAGCAATATATGTATATTTTTCCTCTGGATTTGAAAATTCAGAAAATGATTCAGCCGTGTATGTATATGGTTCAATATATTTGATTCTTTTAATAAATTCATATAGAAAAATTAATAAAAGGATAAAAATTAAAAAATGATACATCTTGATAATACCTTTACAATACAGATTAGAAAAATTGAATCAAAATAAAAATATAAATAATATATAAATAAAATATAAATGACAGTAATAGCAATATCTGGTTTTTCAGGTGCTGGTAAAAGTCTTATGGGAAAAGAACTAGCTAAATTATTACAATATAATTATATAGATATAGATGATTATTTCATACCTAGCAAAGATAAACCTAGAATTAAATTATCTGATGGAACAGTTACAGTTAACTTCGATTCTTTGGAAGCTCTAGATATAACAAAATTTAAACGAGATTGTAAAAAATTAGCATCAGATGGTAATTTAATTATAACTGGTTTTACTCTGCGACGAGATGTATTAGCATTCAAACCAGATCATCACATTCATTTATTAGTAGATAAAAAATTAGCAATTGAAAGAAGATGGAAAGCTAAACCTTTCTTCAAGAAAGATCCAAATAAACAAAAAAGAGATTTATTAATGATTAATGAAGTCGCTTATCCATTTTATTTGGATACTTTGGCTAATTCGGATATTGATAAATTTTTTGATGCAAATTTGCCATTTCCAAAAGTGTATGAGAAAATAAAAGAATATTTGAATATATAAAAATATTTTCGTCATTGAAAGTAAATACAGATGAGTAATTGGTCATATGGAACTAGTACTAAATGGGAAAATAATTATCCCCAATGTAGTTCTAAAAATAATAATATACAATCGCCAATTAATATTATTACCAACAATATTAAATCTGAATGTGCTAGCAAATGTCAATTAACAATTAAATACCGTCCAAGTAAATGTTATTTAACAAATGATCATAATACAATTACTATCAAATATGATCCAGGTAGTTATATAATCTATCAAAATAATTGGTATGAATTAAGTCATGCTAAAATACATGTACCCAGTTTGCATGCAGTTGATGGTGAACATTTTCGTGCGGAAATAGATTTATATCATTGCACAGATCGTCAATGTGATTCAGGCGTTGTTCTAGCTATTTTTTTAGAAATAGGACCTGATTATGGTTCTTCAGTGGAATTCTTGAGTCAATTTATAAATCAAGCACCTACAAATGATACATTTATTGAAAAGGAAATATCAGTTTCTCCTGACTGGAACATTGTAAGTTTAATCCCAGAAGATAGAACTTGTGTAGTTTATGAAGGATCTTTACCACATCCACCTTGTTCTACTGGATGGACCTGGATAATTTTTAATCATCCAACAAACGCTGGAACAACAATTTTAAAAACATTAAATCATAATATAGTAGTTAAACTAGGGGAAAATATAAGACGTCCAATACCTCAAATGGATGATCGTATTATTTACCGTATACCTGGTGATTGGGTAAAAGTTTTTGAAGAAAAACCTAAAAACAAAAAAGTTAAATTGGATCAAGAGCAAACCAAATCTATTGTCGGAACACCATCTTGGAAAAATAAAGATAATCTAGAAACCCCATCTAGTTTGCAAAGTAGTTATTGGTCTCAATTATTTCAACAATATCAAGAAAAAATTAAAGGAATACTAGTTTTTATTACCTTAATACTTTTTATTATTTTATCAATCCAAATAACTAAATACATTATCCGTAATGACATCCTAAATAATTATTTTGTTACTAAAGGTGTTAATGATACCGGTCCCAGAACTAATGCAAATGGTAATCTCACGAATGGTGGTAATATTAATGGTAATACTGGTGTTAATCCCATAGTAAATACTGGTGCTAATCCTGGAGCTAATCCAAGAGTAAATAATGGTGGTAATACTGGAGTTAATACTAGTGGCAATACTAGAGTAAATAATAGTGGTAATACTGGAGTTAATACTAGTGTGAATACTGGAGGTAATACTAGAGTAAATACTGGTAGTAATACTGGAGGTAATACTAGAGTAAATAATGGTGGTAATACTAGAGTAAATAATGGTGGTAATACTGGTGTCACATCCAATGTAATAAAAAATAATAATGTACCAAAATAATAAGGTTCTTAGTATAAGATTTCCAGTATAAGATTTTATGATGCCATAATTGTATGTAATGCGGTATCACAATTTTCTTTTAGCCATTTTTGTTGTAAAAGTTCATTTGGGGATAATCTCTCAGATGGATCATATCTAAGTAAAAGCCTTAAGAAATCACATATTTCATTTATTTGAGTGTCTGATAGGTCTTGTCTGTATTGTTTAATTTCATTTTCTAGTCCAGAATATGAAACTTCATCAACATAGAGAATTCTAGATTCACGACCAAATAGTTCAGATGATTTCCCACATTCATTTGTCATATTTTCTGGCATTACACCAATAAATTGATACATTAGAGATAAATGGTTTCTATCCCTATCTATATCGCGATTTCCGACAACATTAAAAAGAACTCTATCAGTAATAATTTCATAAATAATGCATCCTAGACTCCACACATCAGATTTTTGGCAAAAACCATTACCAATTACATTTTCTGGAGGACGATATGCACGATGTTGTATGTTATCATCATACATATTATCAACACTACAAGAATTACCAAAATCATTAAAAATTACTACAAGATTTGATAATAATTCTTGTGATGTATCTTCACCAGTATTCAACTCAGGATCAACTATATATGTTAAAATGGAATCTTTTAGTGTTTCTATATAATTTGGTAGAACTCTGTGCTTAATTTTACGACGTAATTTTTTCTTTTTTTCATCAGATAAATTCTGAAAATTATCTGGTAATTCTTTCAATACTAAATTATTATATTCTTGATCAACGTTTAATCCACTAAACCATTCAATATATTTTTTTAATTCCTTTGAAAAACATCTAGTCATCATATTTTCCAGTTTAACATCATTATGAATAATACCTTTCTCATAATAATTATTCATCGCGATTAACATTTTACGAACAATATGTTTAATATTTTCAATAGATAATTGATTAGTAAATGGAGATAAAAGGTCTAGCAAACAAGTACCTAAAAATTCATATACAATACATCGTTGTTTATATTTATAATCTTCAACATAATAATCAAAATGATCATACATTTTAACGATATATTGGTTATTATTTCCTAATGTTTTCATAATTTCAATTTCATCTAGAGAATCATCGTAATCTTCTGGATTAAAAATCTTAAGTGCTACATATCTTTTATCAGAAAAATCATAAGCCATCCATACTTTAGAATAACTTCCTCGACCTAAAAATTTAATTATTAAATATCTGTTATTAACCAATTTTGTTACCAGATCAATTTGTTCTTCATCATCCATTGATGATAAACTATCATTTGATTGTCTTTCATTATTTAATTCTTTTTCAGCTTCTAGTTTCTTCTTTTCCAAATTCTTTTTACGTTGAATAAATTTAGCTTTTTTGAAAGCCGCAATACGTTTTAATCCTTGCATTTAAACAGTTATAAATTTAATATTACACTCACACAATAATCAATTTTTTTTAATACCCTCGAGAAACTCCATTAATACCTATTAATATTATTAATAATATTAATAAATTTAGATTGCGTTTAATATTAAAATTTTGTTTTCTAGTATGTATTATGAATCATATGATTCTTTTTATATTTCCACGTTTATAACTGATTAATGTAGGAAATTTTCATATAAGATACAGATATTATTTGTGCTTATTTCGTAAGTCTTTGGACATTACTTTTTTAATTTTAAAATTAATAACATACTTTATTAATCAATGAAACTGTCACTGTAGATTTTTAACATATATTAATTTCTGACATAACTATTAAATCTTGAATTTATTATTTTCGTTCGAAAATTTTTGAAATCTACAAAAACAAAATTATGTATTGGAGGTATTAATAATATTAACATCATGAGATACTATTATAAGTTTCATTTTTCTTAAGGGTTAACCGGACCTTTCAAAAAAAAAATTGAATTGCTTTTTGAAAGACTATAAAAAATGCTTAATTACTTGATGAGTCTAAATTTAAATGTTGTTGTTGTTCCCCCATCAAATCATTCCAATGATTTAAGAAATTTTAATAATTACTCTAATTGCTCTTATAAAAAGAGTAAATCATATGGTAATAATCAGAAGTCTTATAATCAGAATTCTTATAATCAGAATTATTATAATGGGAATAATCAAAACAAAAAAATAAAAAAAAATACAGAATATTCAAAAGGTAAAAAATGTCCTACTAATATGGCTATCAATACTTATCCAAGCCAAATAGGTCATCAACAAATGAATTATCAGTCTCCAAAACCGCCACATGTCAATAATATAAATATTGTATATTCATATGAATATCACAATAGACCATGTGTCGATACTTATATTACATTTAGTATTAATAATGTAAGATAAAAATGGGTGATATTCATTAATATAATACCTTGAGAATTTAATGTTAATTATGGGAAATCAAATGGGAAATCGGATCATCAAGTAATAAAGCAATCTATAAAAAATTTAAATTTTTTTATTAATTTAATCTATGTACATGTTTTAGTTTAGGTGTTAAAGTTTTTGTTTATTCCACAGAACATTTGGCTGAATTGAGCCATGTGTACATTGTATCACCTGGGAACAAAAACTCGGAAAATATAATTTCCCAGATTTCAGGGGGCAAATAGAGATTAGCTTTCATCACACATAACAAAGTGACTAAACAGATTTCTCTATTTTTGCCCTGGCGATATGAAACATTTTTAGGACACTTTAATTGTGTTTTGTCCAAAAGTTCCATAATATTTTTAAATGATGGTCTCCGTGCTGGATCCTTCTCAAGACACCAGTTTAGAATTGTGTGCATTTCTGGTGAGTACGGCAAACCTTCCGGGATTGGGAAAGGTCTATTCTCGACAATATGTTGTAGTTCTACGAAGACAGATTGACTAGTTTCGAATGGATATTCACCACAACAAAACTCACGCAAAATCATTCCAAGTCCCCACACAATTTTTTTTTCAAATCCATCCAAGACGTTAATATCTCCGCGCAAAGCCTCTGGAGGCACGTATCTGTAACTTTCTGTGTCCATATGAGTCTCTTCATAAGGAACGTCTGGACTAAACTTAAACTTTCCGCTTGAAGTGCAATGAATTTTGTCAGGACGCAACGTAAATTGTGTAATCATCTTTTCAGCAATCTTTTGAGACTCTTCCATACCTCTAAAACTATAAGTCTCTTTCATATCTTTAATAAACCTACAAGCCTCTTCCATGTCTTTGATAAAACGATGTAGGAAAAACTCATCAATATTTAAATTCGGTTGCTTACATTTGATGTTTGCAACATCTGAAATAATCGTTCTCGCGGAGTATCTCAAATCATGATTGTCAATGACCATGTCAGGGAGATGCGGGTACGGATGATTGAAAATAGTACCAACCGGCACCACAAAACACGTATTTTCATTCTCAAACAACATACTAACCATGAGCATACTTTCAACAGTTTTAAGAGATGCTCTTGTGAATGGTTTCTTATCCTTTTTTCTCCACAAAGACTGTGATGAACGGTCTATATTAAATTCAGTAAATTCAAGCTTCTCAAAAGGTAACTTAGCATACTCTCCATACCGAAAAGGGAATTCTGAAACATTACCGCGGAGAGGTCCTTGTGCTTGATTCTGTGCTCGGTTCGGTGTTTGGTTCGGTGTTTGGTTTTGTGCTGTGTTTCGAAGAACAATCCTCGGTGGAAGTCGACGAGGAGCAGCACTAGAAGCACTAGAAGCACTAGAAGCACTGGAAGAACTTGAAGCACTAGAAGCACTAGAAGCACTAGAAGCACTAGAAGCACTTAATGCCATAGATACTCTAAAAATGCTTTGCATGTCAGAAGCACTAGAAGCACTAGAAGCTCTTGAAGTTCTCTGAGCTTGACGTTCTCGCAAGTTGGAAAGTACGTTCTGGTTGAGTACTAACTTTTTTTTTTCTTGAGAACCTTTTGGAGGTTCAGGTTGCGATCCTTTAGGATCTGGTTTACTTTGTTCTGGAGTTGACATAGTAATTATTAAAATATTAAAAAAAAATAAAAAACATTCAATTTTTAGTATTAGTGGCAATATCAAAAAGCCTTAAAATATTTATTTAATCATTTGAGGTTTCTTCTGACAAATATATATGTTTGATGACACCATTATTTAGTTTCTCATTGAAAACAACTAACCATTTATCTAATTCTGGATCATCAAAATCATGATCTTGACGGGTTTCCAATCTTCCTAAAGATAATAGAGCTTTTCTAGCTGCCAATTGTTCAGTTTGTTGTTTATCACGACCAACACTATCAGAATATATTTTACCAGTATTATCTTTTAATTGTATCCACCATATGCGATCAGTAAATGCAAAATCAGTTGGAGGATCTTCTACTTCTGATCCAAATATAATTTGACCGTTTTCCATAATATAAATATTTTCATTGCGAGTTGTTTGGTATTTTGCTTTGATGTTAAATTTTTGAAAATAAGTATTAATCATTTGTTTATAATTGGAATCTTTACTGATTAATTCAACAAAATCAATACCTGTTTCTTCATCTTCAATTAAATTTAAAATAAATTTTTGACAAATCTGAAAACCTGGACCAGAATTGAATTCTGAACTAGTTAAATAACCAAATCCATTTAATTTAGTGTTAAAATCATAAAATAATGCCCCAATAAAAGCTTCGAATGAATCTTCTAAAATATTATCTTTATCTCTAGCATTGTTTTTTTCATCTAAATGTCTTGATACTAATAAATATTGACCAAAATTTACTTTTCGAGCCAGTTTGGCTAGTCCTTTACAATCAACTATTTTGGAATATATTTTAGTTAAAAACCCTTCATTTTGTGTTGGATATCTTTGAAATAAATATAAAGATATTATTAAATTTATTACACGATCTCCTAAAAATTCTAATCTTTGATATGATGCATCTTGTAATTCTATAGAACCTTCTGGTTTATCTACAATTTGAACTGAATCACGATTCATTATTTGATTTGCATGATCCCAACAATATGAATCATGTGTAAAAGCTTGTTGATATAAAGACAAATTATGAATTGTCTGAAATATCCCATATCGTCTTAAAATATTTTCAATTTCACTTTTTTTTATAAAGCGATTATTAAAATTATAAGGATTAATTTTTTTTTCATCAGAATTGTCTTCATCTTTCATATGTGTTTCTTCAACACTTTTCTTCGATTGTCTACCCGAATTTTTTACTTTGGGTGTAACATCTAGACTAATATTATAACTAGATTGATTTAATTTTTGATTTGAAAATATAATGCTGTCCATAAACAGAATAATTGAGTAATTGAGTAATAAATTTATTCTATATAATAGTAATCAATTTTTTTTATGTTGAATCTCAAACACACCAGTCAAATCCAAAAAAAATTGATCATCCTAATATGATATACATAAAAAGTATTCAAAATAGAATGCAAGAAGAAGAACTACAAGTTTTCGTACCTATTCGAGATAAACAAAAATCATATTGGAGTCTTTTAATTATAGTTGGGTTATATTATTTACATTCATCTCTTCAATTTGTATATTACCAAGAAGAATATGGAAATGATCTCTGTTATTTTAATCTTAAATGCCAACACCCATTAGGTCACATTAAATCATTTAACAATGTTATTTCAAACGTTTTCTATGTCCTTCTAGGTATTATCTTCCTAATTATTATTAAATTTACATCACCAACAACTGACGACAATAGAGGGTTACACAAGGATAACTCTTTATATTATTCAATAGGTATTGTTTTAATTTTGGAAGGTTTTTCATCAGCCATTTATCATATTTGTCCATCAAAATTAAATTTTCAATTTGATACTACTTTTATGTTTATCGGAGCCGCTTTAGTATTTTTATCACTTTATCAAAAAAGACACCAAGACAAAATTCCAGGTGCTTTCAAAACATACGGTTTCATGTGGCTAATTATTCTCGCAAACACATTATCATTAGCAGGTTTAGTCACCGGACTCGAAGTAGTTTTTTGGATCTTCATCTACATCCTAATACTATACATACTATTCCTCTCAAGTATTAATATATATTATAGTTCTAATTGGCCACTGGATCGCGAATTACCTAGCAAAATTTTACATGCTTTTAGACATATGAATCCATACCAATATCCCAAATTAATAGTAATAATCTTGATAAATCTTTATAATATAATTATGTTGATTTACGCAACAGCACAACACGCTATAGACTTTACTGATTGGTTGCTCGCTTTATTTGTAATCAATATGCTTATATACTTCATGTACTATATTGTTTGTAAAATATATTATAGAGAACCTATTAAATGGTATGTCATGGTACTTTTATTCATTGACTTTGCAATTATTGTTGCTTCATTATTATTCTTTAGTAAATCAGTGTCTAATAAATCATTGTCACATCATGATTCTAATTTACTTAATAAACCATGTGTACTCTTTAATTATTTTGATTATCACGATATTTGGCACATGCTTTCCGCTATCGGTTTATTCATGTTTATGATCGTTGTTTACATTATTGATCACGGGTTAGATGATATCCCTAGAAACGAAATACATAAATTCTAATTGCTATAATAACCCATTATAATTTTAACTTAATTTTACATAACATTTATTTTTTTTAGTTTTTAATTTCAAAAAATTTAAGATTATAATTGATAATCAACTATATAGTTAATTATAATGTTTAATATTTTTAAGAAATCGAAAAAATCCGGATGCTGGAATATGTATAAAGATAATAATTCTGGAAACTGGAATAGATTTATTGATGAAAATGGAAAAATACTTTTTCAAATATCAGATGTATGTTATGAAAGTTATCCATGTCAACACAAAGTTAAAATTGGTAACGACTCAGAATCGCAATTGTGGTACAATTCTAGAATTTGTAAATATTTAGCTACAAATAATATTCCATCACCAAATAATCATTTTACTTTTTCAGATACTCAAGATACTCCAGATGTTTCAGATACTCCAGATGTTTCAGATACTCCAGATGCTCCAGATACTCCAGATGCTCCAGATACTCCAGATGCCCAAGATGCCCGAGATACTTTAGATACTTTAGATACTCCAGATGTATCTTCAAGTGTAGCTTCAAATGTGGCTTCAAGTGTTCATAATATTTTGGGTAAAACTAAAATAATTGAAACATATGAGTCTGGGGATTGGGTAATATGGGATGATTTAACAGATAATATGATGGGGTCTTGGTATAGATTTGTTGATAAAGGGCATAATGTTCTTTTCCAAATGTCTGGATTGTGCCGACAAAGTTATCCATGCCAACATAATGTTAAAATAGGTAATAGTATGCAACCTGGATTGTGGTCAGCATTAAAAATTCATCAATATTTAACCGTTAATAATATTCCAATACCCAAACACTTTGATTACCTTAAAGCTAAAATAGATAAAGACTTAATAATTTCATTTATTAAGAATGATGATTTAGATAAAGTATTAAACGGATATAATAATTCAAATATAAAACATGATGAAATATTAAAATATGCTTTAATGAACAACTCAAACAAAATAATTAATCACTTTATTAGCAAAGGACACAAATTAAATGATAATGATTTTGTTGATATATGTACTGATATATCATTAGAAAATTTTAAAAGATTAGTCAGTATGGGGATGAATCCGAATGCGGCAAGATACAATACTGATTATGTTATCATGAGGGCAATCCAGAAAAAAAATGTTGAATTATTCAAATATTTAGTGAATGAACTTGATATTAATATTGGTATCAATTATAATGAATCATATAATCAACATAAATATTTATTAAATATTGCGTTAGATGAGAGTACTTCTAAAGAAATTATTGATATTATTATACAAAAATCATTAGAAAAAGGGATTAAGTATTCACATAATGCCTTTTATAAAGACATTAAGGATGAAAAATGGGATTTACTTCAATTGTTGATTGAAAATAGTTTAATAGAAAATGAAGATCATTTTTGCCAGCAAATCCTTTATAAAGCTAAATCAAAACCTTTTATAAACATTGTAAAATGTATAAAAACCAAACATCCGCGTTATGCAAATCTATAAAATATCTTGTTTTTAATATCTTGTTTTTAATATTTTATTTTTAACATTTTCTTTGATTAAAGTTAAATATGAAGAATTCTAAATTGTTATATGTATTGATAACTTTTTTTTGTGTATTTCTGTATTACATTCATCTTAATTTATCATATAATAATAGGTCAATAGAAACATTCGAGAATAATTCAGTAACAGTTCCAACAGTTTCCTTCCCTTTTAAAAATCTCTTTGATCAGAATGGTAAAAAACTCAATATTATTTTAATATCTGCGCCATTTAGGAATGAAGAACATGAAAAATTATATATAAAATATAAAAATATACCAAATATAAGTTTTATGGGTATTTCCAGTTATTCTGAATTTCCAAGTAAATTAACTAATCCATATGAAAATAGATATCATGAAGAAAAAAAACATGATTACCAATCAATGGTAACAACATGGTTACATTGTTTTAGAAATCCAGATGCATATTTGAGACCTAATATACCTAGACTGTTATTAAGTGAATCAGATTTAAAAGATTATCAAACTCACAAACCTGATCAAACAATCAAAAAGGAATATGATTTCATTTATGTTTGTTTGAAGGATAATGATAAATGTGAACCTGGATGGCAATCTTATAATCGCAATTGGACTTTAGCTAAAAAATGTTTAGAAATAATGTGTGAAAAATATGGGTTAAAGGGATGTTTAATAGGACGTCAAAATTGTAAATTTACTAATAAATGTAATGGGATTGTTAAAGTTCTACCTTTCCTAAAATATCATGAATTTCAAAAAGAACTACAAAAAGCTAAATTTTTATTTGTACCTAATATTTCTGATGCATCTCCTAGAGTAATTGTAGAAGCGATGTGTTATAATTTGAGACTTCTCGTAAATTATAATATTGTTGGTGGATGGAAGTATGTTACTCAAGAAACTGGTGAATTTTTTAATAATGAACATGATGTTGAACCAGCTATTGATAAATTATTGAAAAATATGGATAAATATACACCTAGAGACCATTTTATAAATAATTATGGTAAAGAAAAAAGTGGGAAAACACTAGCAACCTTCATCAAAACTCATTATCCAAACGTACAACCGAAAGAATTAAGTTATGTTACCATTACTATTTAATATATATCTTAATAATTATTCAGTTACTTTTTGACTAAAATTTAATAAAACTCTTTGATTAAAATATTGAGAGTTCCAATATAATGCAATTGGTATTAATAATAATAATATATTATCAATAACATAATGACCAGGTATAAATGGTGGTATTATCGCTGGTACTGTAAATTTATCTAAATTATAACCAATAATTAGAAGAGATACATAATTACTAATTAATAACCCAGGTGATCTTATCCAATTATTAAGATATACATTAATAATTTTCTCAGTATTTGGATGTATTTTCTCATGTTTAACTAAGGCTAATAGAAAGTAATCTATACAACCTGGCAAACCATTAACAAAGAATATTACGGCATTTATTGATGCACCTACAGGAAATAAATACATATAGAGGGCTACATACATCATAACTATATGGTGAATCCAATCAATTGTATGTAAATTATTGAAGAATATCATGTGATAAAAATGCAAAGTGACTGTAATATTTAATGGTCTCCAATTCATTGAATTAATTGATTTAATTGATCCAAATGGGTTCGTCCATGCTAAAATTAAATCTGGAAAAGAATAATAAGTTGTTAGCATATTAGAGATAGTATGCAATGAGAACCATCTAGATTTTCTAGGTATTAAAAATTTATCAACTAAACCAAAAATAAGAGTGAACATAATCATATCCTTGATATTATCATTTATTGAGTTTAGGTATTCCATAACATTTTCGTAATTAATCATTTGATTGTTATTTTCAAAAACCTTTGCATGTAATTCAATTTTTTTCTAGTAACTAAAATAAATGTCTATTACAGAAATCAAAACTATTTTAGATAATCCAGATGCCTATTACAAAATACCAAAAAATGAAAATAATGCGAACGGTAAAACTATCCAATGTGTTGCATGTTTAATCAAATATCCTTATAAAAGTAATTATATTCATCACTATGATATTGAAAAAAAAAATATAAATATGAAATATGTTGATAGTGGTGATAAATTCACATATAATGCACCAAGAAGATCAAATGGCGAACAAGTGGTGGTGTCCGTACCCAACAATATGACTGATAGACTAAATTATATTTATTCATTATCCGAAACTGATCAAAAAAATCTAGATTTTATTGCGATGGATCTAAAAGATCTTCAAAATAATAAAACTTTTACATATAATTTAGATACTACAAATAATACATCAGAATTGCAGGGGTTTAGATTGACAACAAACTCGCATTCGAGTATCGAAGTTATTTCATTACTTATTGGCAATGATATTGATTTTAATATACATATTAAAAAAGATGACCCATACCCAGATCATTCACATATTCAAACATATCCAAAAGAATTGTTCAAATTTTCAGACGATGGTCAATATATTAAAATATCATGTAAATTATTATATTGGGTGTTGGGGTATGTATTATTTTTACCAATAGAAATAAAAAAAAATAATAATGTTACTTATGCAGAACTCAATCATACTACTAGTATCACGCAAGAACAGTTGGGCACACAACCACAATTGTATGCACAAGTAGTCAAACCAAAACCAAAACTAGATGATAATCAGCATCGAGGTACTCAGTTTGGTCCACCTGAACTTCCTCCTAGAAAAATACAACCTCAAACTAGCAAACTTGAAAGTCCACAATCTTCACTCAAAAGTTTTTTAAGGTTTTTTGACCGAAAAACCGGAAAAGGTGGGTATAGACATAAATCAAAAAGAACTAAAAAAAATACCAAACGTTCTTGATTCCAGTTAAAAATATTTTTTAATTTTTATATTTAGGTTTAATATTTTAAAGTAAAAAATCTTCTTTAAATATAATAAAATGTCGGCAAATAAAAGTACTAGTGAAAATAAACGTTCTAGTAAACTTAAAATAGTTAAAATTTTAGATCAACATACTGCAGAAAAATATCAACCGTTAGCTGAAAAAAGAGTTATCCCCAAAGTATGGGAATTATCAACCAGAAAGACTTTTTTTAATTGGGTCATAGATACATTTCAAACATATTCAGCTGATCGTCAAAAACAAAATAAATCTGAATCACAACCTATTAAAATGGATCTATTCGTTCAACAAAAACTAGTTAGAGATTTCATATCAGATCAAAGTCCTTACAGAGGTCTCTTATTATATCACGGTTTAGGTGTTGGTAAAACTTGTGCCGCTATTGCCATATCTAAAACTATTGTTGATCCAAAGAAAGAAGTATGGGTTTTTTCTAAAGCTTCTTTGGAAGGTAACTTTATTAAAAATGTTAAAGATTGCGGTATGGACATGGTTCGCAATCAAAATCATTGGGTATTTATGGAATGTTATTCTCCATATGAACGTAAACTAGCAACCCAAGATTATCAAATTCCTGCAGAAGTTATTAATCGTAATAATGGTGCTTTTATAATTGATTATTCTAATGATGAACCCAATTATAATACATTATCTCCTATGCAACAATCTAAATTGGATTACCAAATCAACGCAATACTGGACAAAAGATTTAAATTTAAGCATTTAGATGACACCAGACTTTTACAAAAGTTAGAACAAGATGGTAAATACCCCTTTGATAATAAAATCTTAATTTTTGATGAAGTTCACAATTTAATCAATGGTATTGCAACTGGTTCTAAAACCGGTGTACAATTTGAAAAACATCTAATGGCCGCAAAAAACTCCAAAATAATATTTTTAACTGGTACACCATTAATCAATGATGTATTTGAATCCGCTAAAATTTTTAATATCCTCAGAGGCCCCATTACAACATATTCATATCGTGTCATTAGTCTAGAAGATGAAGTGAACTGGAAACTAGTTCACTCGACACTAAAAAGAAACATCTATATTGACCAAATTATTATACAAGCCAGTCAAAAATTAGTCAAAGTTACCCAAAATCCAGATAATTATATTAATGATCCTAATGGAAAAGGTATTATACATCAACCTGGAAGAGTTCTCAATGGAGAACGTTTTCAAGATCTTGTTAAAAAACAATTGATTGGACTTGGATATCAAGTTATAGCTTCAAAGGATATTAATACTGCTTTACCGAATGATCAGAAAGATTTTGATGCTTTATTTTACAATCGGGATTTAAATAGATTGAAGAAGACGGATATTATTCGTAACAGAATTATGGGATTGACATCTTTTTATGATCCTGCTGTAAAAAATCTAATGCCTGAAGTGACTAAAGTTGAAAAAGTGTTTGTTGAAATGAGTGATTTACAATCTCACCAATATCAAACTATGAGAAACAAAGAAATAGAAAAAAACAAAAGTATGATGAAGAAACCTGGACGGGATGCCGATAAAATTAAAACTAGTTATCGTATCTTTTCACGTATGCATTGTACATTTGCATTTCCAGAAGAATTAGGATCACCATATGATAAAGAAAACGGAACTATTCTAGATAAAGTTGATGAAGATTTAAGCGTCCTAGAAAGTGATATGGAAAGTGAAGAAAACCAACAAAAAATCGCTAAATTAGATATGATCCTCAAAAAAACATATCTAAAAGCACTTGAACAAGATAAAGAAAAATATTTAGGTATTGAAAATGGATCTCTCGCCAAACATTCGCCTAAATATCTTAAAATGATTGAAAATATTGAGAGAAGTCCAGGTAATGTATTCGTATATAGTCAATTTATTACTTTAATTGGTCTTAATACTTTTTGTATAGCTCTTGAAGCAACTGGTAAATATACTAATTTTGAAATTAAAAAAGTTGATGGCAATTGGGTATTAGATAATAAACCTAGTGATGATCATAAATTTAAATATATCATATGGGCAGGAGAAATTAAAGATAAAGAGAAGAGAGATATCCTCATTAAGGTATTTAATAACGAATTGGATCTTTTGCCTTCGAGTTGTCAATTGCTTAAAAAACAAATAAAGAAACAATTTGGTGAAGAATTGAACAAACGCGGTAAAATTGCCAAAATATTTTTGACAACCAAAACAGGTGCCGAAGGTATTTCTTTATTCAATGTCCGTCAAGTACATGTTATGGAACCTTATTGGCAACCAGTTTTAATTGATCAAGTTGTAGGTCGTGCTGTAAGAACTGGATCTCACTTGACATTACCACCTGCTGATCGTAATGTTGAAGTATATGTTTATATTGCTACTTATTCACCAGAACAACTTAGATTATTAAGAAATCCTAACCTGAGAAGTGATGTTGCTAGATTTAATGACGGCTTACAAAAAAGAGGTCAAATTGTCACTTCAGACGAATCTCTTTATATCATTTCTGAAAGAAAACGTAATGTTATTAACGTATTACTCAAAATTATTAAGGAAACAGCATTTGACTGTAATATTCACGCGGCTTCAAACTTTAATGTTGATGATCCATATAAATGTCTTGATTATGATAGTAAAAACAGAGATGATTATTTATCAGCTCCTGGTATTATGGATACAGTTGGTTTGGTAGAGGAACATCAGGAACATCATGTTAAAATAGCGATGGGAGAATTTAAAATTAAGGGGGTTAAATATTACTATGAGATGAATGTTGCTCCTGGACAAAAAAGATATATTTATAATGATAATATTATGAAAGCTGGTAGAACTAAACCAGTTGGTGAATTAATCGAAAGAAATGGTCAAACACTTCCTGCATTATATAAAAAGAAAGTTAAAAAAGTAAAAAAACAAGTCAGTAAGAAAAGTAAGATTAAAACACGTTCTAGTAAAACTTCTAACACTTCCAATATTACATTAGGGAAAAATAAAAAAACACACACACAACCAAAAACTACTAGACGCACCACAAAAAAATAATAAAAATATTTAATAATACCTTTTATTAATATTTTAACTCATTACTTTAATAATAATTTAACTGAAACTTAAATATTAAAGAATTTTTCAGCATTTTTGGTAGTAATACTCCAAAATTCTTCTTCGGTTATATCGTATAATGGTGCTATGATTTCAGCGACATATGGTAAATTACACGGTTCATTATGACCAGATGCTAATTTAGGTGCATTGTTTGGTTTCATATAAGGTGCATCAGTTTCAATCATTAGTTTTTCGAGTGGTACTTTGTGAGCCAAGAAATTTAACAATTGATCTCCACGTCCTTTAATACCAATAAACCCAGTAATACCGATATAAAATCCGACTTTAATATATTCAACTAATTCTTTTGATTTTCCAGTAAAACAATGAACAACTATTGGTGGTAAATCTGTCCAACTTAGTTTTAGTTCTGTCATGACTTCTTGGAAAACATCCATAAACTCTGAATGAGCATCTCGTTGATGTAGAAATAATGGTTTATTAAGTCTAAATGCTAATTCCAGATGTGCTTTAAAGGATTCTCGTTGTTTTTCTGGTGTCGAGATATTTCTGAAAAAATCCAACCCAGTTTCACCTATCGCCACAACTTCAGGATGTGATGCTAGCTCCGTAAGGTCTTTAATACATTCTGGTGTGTATTCATTAGCATAATGAGGGTGTATACCAGCGGTTGAATAAATTTCACCTGGGTATCGCGAAGCAATTTTCAAAGCATGTTGACTTTCTTTGACTGTACAACCAGTAATAATTTGCTTTTTGACACCTACTGTTTTTGCCCTCTTAATTACATTATCAACATCACCAGAAAACTTTGGTGATGTCAAATTTGATCCAATATCAACCAAATATACACCTTTATTAATGTTTCCAGGTACTAGAACATCTACCTTACTCTTATTTTGTTTTTCCACTGGCTTCGGTTTCTCTTTCTCTGCTGGTTTCGGTTTCACAAACTTCTTTTTTGTTGAAGTTTCTGAATAAACTTGTTTCTCTTGAGATGGTACTTGAGGTGATGCTTGAGGTAGTGGTACTTGAGATGGTACTTGAGGTGATACTTGAGGTGGTAGTACTTGAGGTGATACTATTTGAGATACATTTGAAGGTTTAGCATTTTTAGATGCTATTTGAGCCCATGAAGACATATTTTGTTTATTTCTTTAATTTCTTTGATGTTCTCAAATTCAATTTTTTTGAACTATGTTTATGTCTTCTTTTATTAGATTTAGATCCACCATAGTATGCACCCGGAAATGTTCCTCGATCTGCCGAAGAACCTTGAGGGTTTGGAGATGTTGAATATTGTGGTTTCAATTGTGCCTCATCTAATCCACTAGTTTTTAATATAGATTGTCCAGTATATGATGCTGATTTTGCATAATCTTGTGCAATGTCATTTAAAACTCTGAAGCAATTATCAATTGCTTTTGTAATATTGTTTATAACATCAGTAATATTTTTAATTTCGTCAGTTTCAAAAGTAGATGAGAAAAATCCAGATGTTATTACTTTTTTGTCTTCACATTTCACTTGATTTTTATGTACATTTTTTAATTTATCGAATATTTTTTGATGTTTTTTATTATTTGGATTATATTCAAAAACATTATTCACAAAGTCCATATCATTATTAATAATATCATTAACTTTTTCTACAAATTTTTGCAAAATATTCATCAAATCATTATATTTTTTCCTATTTTTTGATAATTCACTTGATTTAAAAGCTGATTTTCCAGCTACACTCATAATTTTATCATAATCAGGTATCTTTTCAGGTTTATAATTAATAAATCCGATATCATTCTTTTGAATTTTTATTATTGTTGGAGTTGGTTTTTCTTCACTGGTCATATTTATTACAGTTTTCTTATTGTTTATAAAGAAAAAAATGTAATATCTATATAATATTTCTAAAACTAACAGTAACTAGAACATCTTAAAATTTTTACTTTTATACACTAGAAAGTTTTTAAAAAGTATTATTCTAGTTACTATTACATCTGGAACATCTTAAAATTTTTACTTTTATACACTAGAAAGTTTTTAAAAAGTATTATTCTAGTTACTATTACATCTAGAACATCTTAAAATTTTTACTTTTATACACTAGAAAGTTTTTAAAAAGTATTATTCTAGTTACTATTACATCTAGAACATCTTAAAATTTTTACTTTTATACACTAGAAAGTTTTTAAAAAGTATTATTCTAGTTACTATTACATCTAGAACATCTTAAAATTTTTACTTTTATACACTAGAAAGTTTTTAAAAAGTATTA